AACGTACTCAGTGCCGTGTCCGATGAACGAAGTGGATCTCCCTCCATCCAATGAAACTCCATATCCTGATTGTGGTCCACTAATCCATCCTCCTTGTGCAAATGAGGGTATGTTCTTGACTTTACCACCCTGAGACTTTCCATCATCATTTGGATCTGGTCCTCCACCCGATCCATCTTCATTTAGGTGTTGGTAGAGTTTATATCCTCCATAAGCAGCACCTGCTAGTAATCCAAGTGCTCCAGCTCTACCTAGTAATCCCCTTCTACCTCTAATTAGATTATTATGAAGGAAAATTAGTACATTACCAAAATCTGTAATAATTCTAGTTGGATTACTTAACCAACGCATACCCAATAATAAAGTTCCAAGTCCAGTTAATCCTTGTACAAGTCCTCCTATCTTCTCCCAAGGACTAGATTCATCTGATAGTAACGTATATAATCCTTCAATAGTATTAACAACACCAAACTCCGCAACCTTAGCAATAAACTTTATAAACTTAGTAAGAGCTTCGATCATATTTCTTACTTTCTTCTGATTCGCAGGATCACCTAACCATTTCAAAGCAGGTATAACAATCGCTGCTTTGATTAGGGCACTCAGCATCTTGAACAGACCTTCTAACCAATTAGGTTTTTTTACTAAAGCAGCAGGACTAAATCCAGAGAAAGTATTTTTCTTTCGTGTTTTTGTATAGTTTGCTTCAAATTCTTTAGCACTTTTCCTTGCAAATTCTAATCTTGCAAGTTGAATCTTTTTAAAATCTTCAGCAATTTTTCCAATAGAGTTTACAGTTGCACCCAGATTATTGATAGCAACAGTATTCATATTGAGAGAATTTACAGTTGCACCTTCTACAGATTTATCACCACCAGAAGATTTCGTTACCTGTACAAATTTGTAGAAATTAATTTTAGAAGATTTTTTTATGGTTGCCATTATGATTGTGCCTCTGCTTTTGCTCTCTCAAGTAAAGAATTTGCAGTAGATATTACTATTTCATTGAGGTTACCGCCACTATTTATTGGTACTCCTTGAGGGATAGGAACAATCTTTTCAATAATCGTGGGAATAGGAATAAACTCCATAGCTTGTTCCATAGCATATTCAGCAGAAAGTCCACCTTCTTTTAGTATCTGTTGATGTGCCTTATTTACATGTCCAAGAACTTTAGGATCGATACCCATCTCGGATGCAATTTGTGTTATAGCAGTCATCTTATCACCACCACCAAATAAACCAGTAACTGCCTTAAGGACTCCTCCCATACCCTGTTGTTCTGCAATCTGACTAATCAGACCCATAGGATCTTGCCTAAATGAATCTATCATTGCCATTCCCTTCGAAACCATAGCACCCATTTCAGGATTGAAAGCACCTAAAGCACCTCCATAATTACCACTCATAATATCAGAAGCAATACCACCCCACTTAGGATTAAACGTATTTAAAGCACCCAAGTAGTTACCACCCATAACATCACCAGCAATACTTCCCCACTTTGGACTAAACTGACTTATACCACCAGTGATGGCAGCAGTCCAGTTCCCCTGTAAAGCATTAGTTGCTACCTGACCCCAAGGACTAGCCATAAAGTTCTGAACTTGACCCATTACTCCACCTACACCAGGAATCATACTCAATGCACCCATAGGATTACCACTAGCAACCATGTTAAGTCCTGCCATGATTGGACCAGCACCAGGAATAAATTGTGCTCCAATTTGAACTATAGGATTACTTACAATCTTACCAACGGTTTTCTTAATACCCTTCCATAAACCACCAAGAAACATCTCTTGAGGTTTTTCCTTTCTGTTTGGAAATAAGTCAAGAAAGTCCCACCATTGATTCTTCTTAATTTCTTTAGTTTGTTTATCTTTTGGTAAAGGTTTTGTTTCTCCCTTCTTATCTTTACCAGTAAATGCTCCCAAAGGATCCCACCATGCCTTCTTCTTTTCCCCCTTCTCCTCTTCTTTCTCTTCATCACTCTTGAATGGACTCATAAGTGTATTGACAATCACATCAAGACCAGGTAACTTAGATAAAACCTTATCAATACTATCTTTAAATCCCCTTAATCCCATAGCATCGACTACTGCTTCTTCACCTTGTTGTAATTGAGGAACAAAGTCACGAACGAACATGTATCCATCCATAAGCATGGATATAACACTAGTAGCACCAGCAGTAGCAAGACCAAATACATCCAAAATACCAGAAGTACCTTCAATCAATCCACCAATAGAATCACCTTGTGAAAAACGTTGATAAGCAAAGAAAAGGTTTACAAGACCACCAACAACAGGAAGAATTGCTGCTGCTCTCTTTCCTAATTTACTACCTGCCTTTGCAATACCATCAAAACCAGCAATACCTTTCTTTTTAAGAACAGACGTTGCCTTATCCATGCCAGGAATCTTCATCAAACCATCCATCAATCCCTGACCAATTGATTTGGCTTTCTGACCAATTGGTTTAATAATTGGTTCAAGAGGTTTTAATACTTTATCATTAAGATATTTTCTAGCACCAGATTTAAGACCATTAATTCCATTATTAAACATGTCTCCTGCCTGAGCATATTTTTTTGAACCCCAATCTCCAATTGCATTACTTGCTTTAACAACATTATCCCAACCCTTTTGAGCATGTTTTGATAAATTACTATATTGCTCTCCTGCCCAAGCAGGTAAATTTTTCAGATTTTTATGAACATCACCAACAAACTCCTGACCCTTTTTAACACCCTTATCAAAAAGACCTCCAAAGAAATCACCAGCTTTCTGTAATTTTGTTGGTTTGTATACTACTGGTTTTAATTTAAGTCTCTTCCACTTTTGAAGTGCCTTTACAGGATTTCCACCAGATTGTCGTAGAAACTGTTCATATGCTCTTGCAGCATCATCACCATATTCTGCAAGAATCTTCTTATATTGTTTTCCTGCTGCTTCACCAAACTGATCAATAACAGTTTTTACTCTAGGTCGACCCCTAGGTCCATCTATATTAGGATCAGCACCAGATGGATTTTTGGCTGATGGTCTATTATTATAATTCTTAGGTTTCTTAGGTTTACCACCTCCACCTCCACCACCAAGTAAATCGATTAATCCTATAATATCTGTTATAAGACTAAATGGGTTCATCAGGTACTTTAACCCGATCAAACCCTTCATTATATTTCCAATACCACCTAACCTTTCTGCAAATGTCCCATTAGGATCCGTTAAAGAAGAAAATCCTTCTAGAACATTGTTAGTAAATCCCGCTGCCCAACCAAATATTTTTTCGAAAACAAAGTGTGTTTTCCTTAGAAACTCCGATAATTTCTCAGTATTAGCAGGATCTCCTACCCACTCAAGTAATTCCTTTGTAATAGCAAATTTGAGTATGGAAGCAAAAAACTTTCCAATCGGTCTTAAAAATTTCTCTATCCAACTAAGACCACCCTTAGCAATCTTTAAGGATTTTCTGCTTAATTTGGGTTTTCGTTTTGCTGCCTTCTTATTCTCTATTGCTTCTTCTGCCGCCTGATCTAATTCCCTTCTTTCTCTGCGACGGTCTAATTTTGCTCTTAACTTATCATGCTTTACGTGAGCAATTGAAATATTTTCTATATCCTTAACAACCGATCCTATTCCAGATATTGTACTCCCTAATCTATTCAATGCTAAGGTTTGTCTTCTGGCAGCAGCAACTGTTGGAGATTTCGTAGTTGAAACTCCAGGATTTACAAATTTGTATCCTTGTAATTTAGCCACCAGATGCTTGTTGCTCCTTCATTCTACGTTCCTCTTCTTTGAGGAAATTGACTAACATATTAACATAGATCTCCTTTTCCCATGGCATCAGATTATCGATATGAGCGATACTCCATTTATGATGATGCATCATGGCAAAGTTGCCTTCATAATATGACTGTAGATTGGTGTGAAGAAGAGCTATTCGAAAAAAGCCGCTAGTCCCTCCAATACAACATCACTTTCAACTCCAGTATTAGGGTTAGTAACCTTAACAGTATGGGTCAATTTAGGCATTTTCTCAAAGAACTCTTGAATCATCATAAATTGCTTACTATTCAGTTGATCAAAAAATTCTAGCAGTTCCTTTTGAGGAAGGTTAGAACAATCATAAACTTGATTAGCATCAGAAATTGATTCCACACAACTTGCTGCCATATCAAAAACCTGATCAACACCAGCTTCATCACCAAAATTCATTTGGACAAATGTTTCAAGACTGGGGTATCCCATCGTAATAGCAACTTCATCAGAAACTTTAATCTCCTTCTTATGCCCTCTAGTTTTCTTCACTTTGATTTCATCTAGAGGAATCGAGATGGATACAGTAGTTTCCTCATCATCAGGACAAGTTACAGTAACATCTACACTTTCACCAACAGATTTTGTACGAATCTGTAAGAAAACAAATTCAATATCAAATGTAGCAAGTTTATCTACATCTGTAATGTCTGTACAATCTTTGATGATATTTTTGATTGCGTCAACAATAGTAGCTTGTTCTCCACTCTCAGTAGCTAAGAGAAGAATTTTCTCCTCCTTTACAAGGAATGGTCTGAAACTCACAGTTCTACCGTCTGAGGGTAGTTTCAATTTGTACTTAGGTACACTAATCTTAGGTAATGCCATAAAATTCACATCAGTACCTTTATTTAGGCAATACCAGTAACAGTCAATAGTGAGTTAACAACGGTCTGTAGAATTGATTGGTTATTTGAAGTTGATTGATCGGTATTATTATCAATGTTAGAACCGACAGTAAGATAACGAATAGTATTAGTATCAAACTGATCTTGAGTAAAGAAACGATATCTCTCATAATAAAAACCAACACTCATAGTCATTGTCTGAGCATTCTGGTTATTCAACTGAACAGAACCAATATTATATGGATATAAATTTTGAAGTTCCCAAGCAGCAGTTAATTGATATTTTCTTGCTACTAACGCATCTACCGTTCCAGATTCTCTTATAGAACGAAGTATTGCAGGATCAGTAACTGCTATATCTCCACCACCTCTTTCCCACTTGTAAATCATCATTTTAGGGCAAACATAATCATCATAATATCTTGTATATTGCTCACTATCACTTGCCATCAAGCTTGTCCATCTCTCAAAGAAGTTTCTTGAGTATTGAGAACGTGGCATCCTAAAGTTTATACTAATCTGACTATATGTTGTATTTGTTGCATACTTAAATGGTGATCCAACATAAGGAGTTTGTGAAGTAGTAACCTGTTTACTTGGAAGATTTACAGTATCAGCATAATAATCGAGTAACCAATCCAAATCATTTTGTCCATTAACTTCTAATCTTGAAGCTTGTGTTGGTCCCAATAGAACAAGAGGTGCTCTCAGCATCCGTGGTGTGCCAAATTTTACCGAATATAAATTGGTAAAACTAGGAGAATTATCCCTGCCCTTAGTTCTGGCCAGAAACTCCTGAAATGAATTATATCTTGCGTATTCGGGATTCGCTCTTGATGGAAGTGCCATTAGATTTTAAGTTCTTTTTCAGTGACTAACATAAATTCCCAACCATGATCTTTACAAAACTCATCTGCTGCTTTAAACTTTGCTTGATTTACAGCATAAGTCATAACTTCACTTATATATTTTTTAGTGTTTCGCTTTTGAGTTTTTGGTTCTTTCGTTTGATATGCTGGTTTAACTTCTGCAATATATTTCTTATTTCCTACTTTAACGTAGAAATCTGGAAAATATCTATGTCGTTTACCATCAACAGGACTAATATAAGGTATAATAATCTCTTCACTTGCCCACTCTTCTACAGAAGGGTTGGATTCACACCATTGCATAAATTTATACTCCCATGAGGAGCGATATACCACGTTTCGTGGATCACCTTTGTATTTCCTGGGATTGGAAACACGATACTTACCTCGATATCTCATAAATACATACAGGTCACGTAGTATTTAGGTAGAAAATTGACAATATATCGCTACCCCTTAAACCCGCCCCAAGTTGGAAGCAGTGATGCAGAGAATCCTACCGAGTCAATTGACTATGTAATGTTTCAGCGGAAAAGAATTCAGTATGATGATCAGAACGGTTCAGCTTATTATGGTTTAAACATTCCTAATAATAAAGTTGCGATGGAGAATAATCCTGATCGGATTTATATTGCAATGCCTCAGAATCTCTCAACTCAATATTCACCAACTTATCGTCAAGTTGATGTAGGAGTTGCTGGAATAGCAGCAGCTACTGGATTAAATGTTTCTAGTTTTGAAGGTGCTGCTGAAGCATTGTCATCTGCTGCTAGAGATGCAATGCCAGAATTCATGACAAGTACATTGGCACAGATGACTGGTGGTGCTGCACAGTTTTTAGGACTAGCAGGTGGTGTCGATGCAAATCAGTTAATGGCATTGTCTAAAGGAAAGGTTTTTAACCCCTACACTGAGCAATTGTATAGTAATATGCAGTTTAGAAATCATGTGTTCTCATTTAAGTTTTTTGCTCGTAATGAAAGCGAATCTATACAAATTAATCATATTATAAGATATCTAAAACAAGGTGCTTTACCTATATACGGATCATCATCAGGAACTGGTATTAGTGCTGAAGGTGATGGTGCTAGTGCAGTTACTGAAATTGATTCAACACTAGAAGGTACAGGAGCTGCTCGTTTCTTCGAAGTTCCAGACAAATATGACATTAAATTTGTTCGTTTGAATCCTTTAACGCAGACTATTAGTACAGAAAGTGCAGATCTTCATTATAAAGTACATACATCTGTGTGTACTGGAATTGACGTAAATTACACCCCAGATGGTCAATATAATGCCATGAAGAGAAATAATCTTGGTGTAACTAAAGGTAAACCAATGCAAGTTCCTGCAGTTACCGTAAATTGTAGATTCACAGAAACTCAATTTGTAACACAATCACAAATAACAGAGGGATACTAAAATGTCAGGATATTTTTCTTATTTTCCTAATGTATATGTCGGTGAAGGTGTCACAGATGATGAGGCATTTAAATACCGACTAGTTAAAAATATTTTTAGAAAGGTTAGAGCAAGACCCGATTTAAACCAATATACAACTCTTTTTGAACAATATTCAATTAGAGTTGGTGAAACTCCTTCTACACTCGCACAAAGATTATTTGGTGATCCAAAACTAGATTGGGCAGTCCTCTTAATTAATGACATTATTGATGTATATGAAGATTGGCCAAAGGAGCAAAGTCAACTAGAGGAGTATGTAGATGAAAAATATACTTCTGATAAAAGAGATGATATTCATCATTGGGAAACTAATGAAGTTATACTTGATGATGGTACACCAGTTATCAAAGAAGGTGTTCAAGTAACTGAAGACTGGAGAACTGTAATGCCAAATGGTGATATAAAAGATAAAGAAGCATCAATATATCAAGTAACTAACTATGAGCACGAATATTTTAAAAATGAATTAAAACGACAAATTTTAATTCCAGTTAGAAACATGCTGGATATCATGATTGAAGAATTCGAGGACTTAGTTGCATATGAACCTCATAATGAACTTGATAGTTCAAATAACAAAAAAACAATATTGAATATTTCCTCCAGATTCTTAGATAACACAGGATCTGCTAGTTTTGCTAGTGCAGTTCGTTCTGTAGCAAATGGACAAACTGAAGTTACCTATGATGATGGACCTGGTAATGTTGGTGGTACAAATACTTTATCATTAACTGCTGGAGTTAGTAATACAGTAACTACCACTTCTAACACAAGTACATCAAATACAAGTAGTAGTTCTTCAAGTTCTAGCAGTAGTTCTTCTTCAAGTTCTAGCGGAGGATACTAAAAACCCTACAGACAAAAAAATACCCCGAATTTTTTTCGGGGTTTTTTTGTAACTAAAAGTCGAATTATATATCAACCTCCATCAATATCACAACCTATCACACTACCACCGACAATTCCAAGAGGGATTGCCCACCAACGACCATCTCCTTGAGATATTGCTGCGGCAGCTCCACCACCTAAGATACCACCAAGGATTGCTCCTTCACTACACTCATTACCATCAGGTGATGGTTCTCTTTGCCAAATTGGTGGTAATGGTCTCGATGGTCTGTGTCTCCAGCATGGTACTTGAACAGTATCATACCATGAGTTAATATATCCTGGACTTCTTGCTGTACCAGGAACATACTCTTCTCTATACTCTTCACGAGTACATGTACTAGAAGATGAATGTCCTGGTTGATAACTATTTGTCGCTGATCTATACTCGTAAGGAGTAGAACTTGATGGTGTTGTAATCCATCTGTCAACCCAATTTCTAGAGGGAGCATCATCATATGCTTTACGATTACTACGATCCCCTATACTCTCTGCATTAACAGGAGCAATTAGAAATGGTAGTAACAACAGAGGTAATGCTTTCATTGTAATCCTTTTTTATATGTATATTATAGCATAAAAAAGGGGGTGTGTAACCCCCTTGTGACAGTTTCCTATTTGGTTTCTAGGATTGCTTCTTTAATCACGGTCTTTAATTGTCTTAGTTTCTTTTTACCAAGACCAGCACGTGTATCTATCTTCACTTTAACCCAGTATACTCCTGCTAATACGAGGAGAAAAGGAATGGCATCTGCCCATGAGATCTCATTCCATGCTTGTACTACGTTCATAATTAATTAGTTATTCACCAGCAAGTTTAGCAAAGTATGATAGAGTGTCTTCAGAATCCTCAACAGGAGACGAAGCAACTGCACTCTTTAGACCAGCGAGGTCAGAATCATTAAAACCACTAGAAGGTTGTGGTTCATATTCCTCACTATCAACGCCAATATTAGGACGTACAGGTGCAGCACCTTTACCAAGTACCAAGTTCAAACGTGCTGTAAGTTGCTCGTAAGACTTGAAGTTCTTCTCTGCTTCAAACTCTGCAAGAGAGTAACCCTCTTTCCAGATAGACTCTAGTTTATCATCATCGAAGTTACCTAACACTTTAGGTGCAGCGAACTCAGACTTATCATAGTTCCAGTAACCATCAACCTTGCGGATCTTCAATTTGAAGTCGGCACCCTTCCAGAAGTTGAAAGGATCAACAGGAGACTCGTCTGCAAATGCAGGTTGCATTGCTTCAATGAGTTTATCAAAGATCTTCTTACCAAACTTGTAGAGGAAGACACGACCCTCATTCTCAGGATGAGCAGGATCTTGAACAACGTAAATATTGCTGTAGTAAGAGAGTTTACGCTTCTGAGCACGAGCGACCTCTTTATCGCTATCACGACCACTGTTCCAAAGTTCCCTGTTCAGTTCTCCAACGGGATCATCCTTACCAAGTGTAGTAAGACTGTTCTCAATGTACCACTGTCCACCTGGACCTTTAAAAGCATGACTCCAAACCTTTGCCCAAGGCATTTCTTCTCCATCAGGAGCAGGAAGGAATCGGATGACTGCGTAACCGTTACCAGACTTATCAAGTTCAGGTTTCCAGAAACGTTCGTCAGCAGAAGAACCAGCAGCAGGCTGATTCAGTTTATCAATCTCTCTGGATAGTTTTGCAAAGGTATCACCCTTAGATGATGCCTTTTTAAGAGAGGCAAATGACATTTCGTATTCTCCGTATTAAGTGTGTTGTTTTGGATTGTTACTGTGTAATCGTAACATACTATTTAGGTTTAGTCAACCCCTCGTTGTGCTGTTACATCAAGTGTCTTGATCATAGCATCCATGCACTCAGCAAGGTCTTTATACCCAAAAGCATTGGACAGGGCATTGATCCTAGATTTCATGTCTGCTGCTTCCCTGTCCTCTGATGCAGCAAGGCATAGTCTACCATAAAAAGTCTTTTGTTTATCGATCAAGTTTTTACAATCTTCAATATGATCTAGTCTCTCTTCTCTACTCATCGTAGAAAGTTGTGCTGTCATCGCTGCAACTTCTTGATAAGTGTTGAAGATATCTTGTAGATTGTTTTGTACTTGGTCTGAATTAAAAAATTTACTCATTTTACAATGGTAGAACTCCTTTGGATCGTTTCTTCATGTAGTTTAAACGCTCTGCTTCATGTCGCAAGCGTTCTTTAAGGGGTTTGGACATTAGTTTGGGAACAGTTTCAATCTCAATTTCATTCTCTTGACAGTACGTTACTACTGCTTCAATGTATGAAATGAGACCGCTACTACGCTTTACCAATCGCTCAATTTCTTGAGAGAATTTGGTGGGCGTTAAAAACTTGTCCTCAACTTCTTTATCAGGCATTCGCTCTTCCCCTAACAAATTCTTCAATATAGGATTTGAGTAATTGTAAATAGTCATCAAGATTGTACTTCTGAAATACTTGAACAGATCCCTCTTCAGTGGCGATAAGTGTGACAATTTTCTGCACCTCTAAACCTGAACGTTCGAGGAACATTGCTGCGTACGCAGTTTCTTGAACAAAATAATGTTCAACCCAATCTTCCTTCTTTTCTTTTGTTGAAGTTTTGAAATCGATTACTGCCAACTCACCATCAAACTCAGCGATGCAGTCTACACGACCAGCAAGACCAAGGTAATGAGAGTATAGAAAAGTCTCTAAACAATGAATGTTATTGATACGATCTAACGTAGGCTTTGCTATGTGAAACATTCTAACAGATAATGGATTATTTTCCAAGTATTTGTCTGTATCTAATTCACCGTTGAAATAATCTTCAGTAATAGAATGGAATGCTGTACCTCTTTGGGTTGCTCTGGCAGTAATTCTGTTCGCTTCCGTTTCACCAATTCGCTTTCTCCATTTTGAGAAGAAAGCAGCGTTCTTAAACGATGTGATGGAAGTTACACTCGGATAATATTTATCCGCACCAGGAATAGGGTAGAATCTAGTACCATTACGGTCAATAGCATCAACCTCAACATGTTCTTTGAGGTCGGTATCAATAAATTTAAACATTAAAAACCTAGATTATACTTAGTGACAAGATAAGATTTGACCAGTCCAGACCTCACGATGTCATCAATACCAAACTCAACGCAAGTAAACTCACGCATTTGCTGAAGGATATTAATGAAGTTTGAGATACCAGACTTCTCATACTCTCTAGTGAGATCGGTTTGAGTGATGTCACCACAGAACATAATCTTAGAATCTTGACCAACTCTTGTTATTATACTATCAAGTTCATGATAATTCAAGTTACTGAATTCATCAACTATAACAATAGCATTATCGAGAGTAACACCACGAATGAAACTTGTAGACCAGAAACTTATTGTTTCTTGAGCACGAAGATTTTCATAGAGCATCTGAAAAGAGTTATCATCAGGCATACTGAACATAAATCTCACCATATTTTTATATGGTATCTGATATAGTGCAGACTTGTCTTCATGGTCACCAGGTAGGAAACCAATCTCTCTAGTAGGTACTAGAGACCTGACAATGTATATCTTATCATAAGGTGTGCTCTCGTCAAGTACTTCTTTCAAAGCAAGATACAATGTAATAAAAGTCTTACCTGTACCTGCAGCACCATGTAACAGAAGGTTCTGTCCTTCTGCATACTTTTCAAACACTAACTCCTGATTAGGAGTCAATGGATTGACAGGAACCATGTAAGATGAATCAATAGGTTTCTTTCTCTTCATCATCTTCTTTGACATTGGTTGGAGTGGTGCAGTACCATTGCCATTACCGTTGGATTTCTTTCTTGCTCTTGGCATTATGTAAAACGACTCAAGTTTGATCGAGGGTGTGCTGCTTGGACTTTGGACATGACTTCTTTGAAACCATCATCAGCTTTAGGTTTGCCATACATATGACCACCTATACCTGCACTCCAATCTTTATCCCAATCGGGATTGTCTTTACGCCACTGATCATAATTACTCATTGACATGGAGAGTTCTTTTTTCTCTCCAGTAGTTTTATTTAGAACAGGGTAGGTGGGCATTCAAGTTTCCTCCTTTTTGTGTTTTTCTTCTTGTTTAATACGCCATCTAAATTGTTTGGCATATTTAACTTCCTCCTCAGTATACCAGTCTGGGTGTTTTTTTGCAAGTTTTATAATCTTCTTTGCTGCTTTCTTATCCTTCAAAATTAACTAGGCATTTGTACTAGGAAACTATTTAGATCACTCAATCCTCAAACATGGTTGTATATCTTCCCAATTAGTATAGCGACAAGGACATTCATCATCTTCCTCAGGACACCACCCAAGTGCCTCAGCAATGATTGGGAACTGACAGGTGAAATGATCTTTAACAAGGAGTGCAATCTCTCTGTGCTCCTTCTGGGTGCCATTGGAAGAACGTAGTTCGATATAATGAATCCAGTTGCGAAGATTACCAGTCATATACATCTTTGTTGGTACGGCAAGAGGCAATACATTTCTTGCACATTCTTTTGCAATACCTGAAGCAAGCATTTCTTTGTAGAGGTTCATCCCATCTACAAAATGCCTTTGCATTTTTAATTCGTAGTCCTGTCTGACAAATGGATCTATATCATCAATACTATTCTGTCTATTCTTATCATCTTGACGACGTAGTTGTGGTAGAGGAATGCTATCTGCAAGTAGAGAAGAGTCAGCATATCTCTGTGAAAATTCTTGAAATGTAAACGACCTATGCCTCAGCACTTGAGCAGCGATAGCACGAGTAGTATGAATCTCCAAAGTCATTGATGCTTGCTCAAACACAGACCAATGACCGTGCTTAATACAATACTTCAACAGTCCTGAAACCTTTGGGTTCTCTTGATTGTTAGGATTACTCACACGAGCAATGTATCCAATGGTCTTCTCTGCATCAGGAGTAACAGAGATTAAACATACTTGAGTCATGAATTCCTTAATAATATACGAAAAACTACATACAATCCCATTGCAGACCAATATCCTAGGGTTGCTAATCCGAAGAGACCTGGTATGCAAGCATTCCATACTAGCATAAGAGCTAGAGGTGATAGAAATAAATTTCCAATTGCATTGACAACTTCCTTACCCTTCTCTTCATCTCTTTCTTTTTTTGCCTTCTTATCTAGTTCTTCCTGTTTTATTTCTTCTTCTTCCTTTTTTTGTTCCTCTAAGGCACGTTTGTCAAAGTATATTGTCACTTTTTCCTGCCTTTCTTTGGAGGTTTTGGTTGGTTTGGATCGTTCCATAATTTAGGGTTACTTCTACCTTCTGATTGTGTAAATTTTACAAAGTTCTTTTTATAAAGATCATAATAATAATCAAAAAGATCTGCTTCCTTTCCTGTAAGTGCGATGTCAAAACATGATACACCATCTACCTTATACTCAACCAAATAGGCAGAATAAGGTAGAGACTTATCCGTTGCATCTTCAGCATTACATTTTTCTTTATAAACTTTTACTCCTTTCAACCTCTACCTCCCCACTCGATCTGAGGGAATGCTTCTGATACCATTGCTCTAGTGATACGCTTATACTTTTTGTTTAATCCACCATCCTTGGCAAGCACTACAAGTTCTGCTTCTTCCTGATGAAGTCCCTCCAAGAGTTGAACAAACATAGTTTCTCTCTTCAAACCTTTTAGTCTAGGTTCTCCACCTTTAAAGAATCTATAAAGACCACGATACTCTTGCTCAAGGCGAGAGTGATCTGTTCCTATAGGTGCATCGTTAGGAGTGAATGGTACGTCACCCTCTGGCATCACTGATTCAATACTCTCATCAAAATTGATGATTAGCAACTGCCTGAGAGCATTGCTATTATGTTTACGAAGAAGATCTACTTTCTCCTTCTTTGTTTTTGCATTAGAGACCTTTCTCAAAATCTCACTGAGTAGTAACCTTGGGTTACTGTTGTCCATATTACGTGGCATAATTTAATTCCTGTGTTTAGTCTTCTTCCTCATCTGCATCCTCAAACTTCCAGTATGGATTTGTTGGTCTGATGTAGATAAGTTCATCATGTAACATGTTACCATCTTCATCAAACATTTCAGGATGTACAACCGATTTAGAATATGCTGCATTTTCTATGTAGTCTTCTACATATCCTTTTGCCAACCAAGAAACAGTTACCCCAAGGATAAATGCTCCTATAACAAATAACACAATCAATGCAATAATGATTGGTTCCATAGGGTTTCTCCGCAGCTATTTTTATTTAGTGTTTATATCAAGTTGTTCTCTCTCAAATATAGAACAGTCTCTGTACAACCCCCAAGAATCTTACCATCTAAGATGACTTGAGGAAATGTACTACCAGCACCAAACTGTTCGTAGAAACCTGGTCTATCGAAGTGTGTATCTAAACGATACTCACTAAACTTATACCCCTTACCAGCAATAACTGCTTTAACCTTTGAGCAGTAGGGACAACCATTACGAGTGTATACAGAAAAATTCATAAGAAATATGTTTTTAAAATTATAGCATAAAAAAAGAGGGTGTCAAGCACCCTCTTGTAAGTTCCGATTGTAGAGACCGCACGAACGATGTCTCAATCCTATTTAGAATGTGAACTTAGCACCGATTTTAGCACCCCAGTTACGGATGGTGTCGCCATCGCTGTCTTCGCCAGCAGTAGCACCAGAGATCTCAGCATAAGCAGAAAGATCATCAGATAGAGGAGCAGAAGCACCGATCTTACCAGAGATTTCTGTCTCAGTATCATCAGTTGTTTCTGAATGGTTCAATGAAGGACCACCTTGTACATAGTAAGCAATCTTACCTTCTGTTCCAACACTTCCTTCGTATCCAAGATGGATATCAGTTGTTGCTGCACTGTAGTCTCCATCAGGATAAGAAAGATTACTTTCTACATTCACGTATGGACCAGCAAAAGCTGCACCAGCGAGAAGGAATGGAGATGCTGCTACTGCAGCGATTGTTGATTTAATAGTCATGATTGTTTTTAAAGTATCTCGCATAGGTACTAAAATACCCTGCGGATGGTAGTCTCCCCGACATGGGAGTCTGTATTGCATCTACACAGGGTTACGATAGTTTCGAGTCCTTTGTATCAGTATTATTTATAATAACATAACTTTACATTAATGTCAAGAGGGGTTCGGATTATTCAACCTCTGCTCCTTTAAACGCTCGTGAGATTTCCTTCTTGATTCTAAAAGCATGTTAGCAACTCTTGCACGAGACTGTTGATCTTGTTCAGGATCAAGATAATCTATAAGAACATCCATAGGATCTACAATTGCTTCGAACTCAGCATCTCCATCACCAAGAATCTCTTTCAACTCTTTAGGTAAATTTTCGTTTTTAATTTTTGGTAATTCCATTAGGTAACCTCCTTGTATGAATACCCTGTAGCATCTCTAGTAGTCCAGATCAAGTTACCTCCCTTTATAAAAGGTCTTAAATCTAGAGACGAAGCTATTATAGCATTAGTGGCAACCCCTTGGTTAAGGGTTCCAATATCTATGTAAGCAGTACAACGTTGAGGATAGACAACAGATACTATATCTCCAAGGTCTGCTTCATTTCCTAATGGATTATTTGCATACGCAGTGAAGATTGCAAATTTAAGCGTATTAAAACGAGTTTCGTCAACAGGACCAGTCAATGATCCACCACTATTAAGATAAAACTCAACCCAATGAGTCATACCACTCTCATCGGGTGCTCTGCCTCTGTTTGGGAACGTACCTGTGCGTCCAAATCTACCACTGGTATACTCTGCAGCGATTGCTCTGACAATAGGATAAAAATACACTGTAGTATCTGAAGCATTCTCAAATCCCAAATCATTATACTCAGTAAATGAACCTGTACGATTGATCTGTACATTTCTCATGAATGACATGTAAGTATTACTACCACTATTATCATTCAAGCAAAGTCTTTGTCCATCGTTGTCAGTTCGTATATTATCTGTATAAAAAGAACTACTTGAATATGTTCTACCTTGTGCTCCACCACCATCTACTTCAATAGTTTTAGTAGTAGTAACAGCAGATGTAGTCTGAACAAATGATTCTCCACCAATGTAGTAAGAAACTTGAGATGTACTACCATTAACTCTAATAGTTGCAGTTTGACTACCAGATGTGGTAGGAGTCTGAGTAAATGCTTGACCTAAGAGTAATAAACTACCAACTGATCGTCCAGATACACTTACTTGGTCATTCCATGCAAAATCAAATACAACATCAGCAGATCCTGCTCCAGTTATATCGATACCAGTTCCATCAGAACTAAACGTAACACCTACATTTGAACCACCTATCTGAGTAATACTTGAAATAGTAAGACTAGCATTTTCATCAAACCCACCACCAATATCATCGTCCCACATAATCTTAGTAGGAGATGCTATTTGATACCCAGAATCAGATGAATTACCTGTGATTGACCAGTCAACACCAGTAGCAGTAGCAGCAACAGATGTAAAGGTCAATGGAACTTCTCCAAAACCTTCTCCTGTTACTAACAAATCACCATTATTTTTAAACCTAGCTGCAATATTAGATGCACTTGCTTGAGGAGTTAGAGTCCATCCTATACCTGCAGGATTCCTAGTCCAATCATCACTGTCTTGCATCTGCGTTTGATTCTCACAAGTAACTGTGATTACATGAGGACCAGCAGTAAGATTACTGATAGTATATGTTGCTGAACTTGGAGCATTATATGTAGAACTTACAATCTGTGTTCCATCTAATGAGATAGTTCCAGCATCATCCACAGCATATTCCAAAGTATAATTACCTGGAAAAGGAACGTTAATATTATAAGATGTTGTATGAACAGTTCCCTTCAATACATTATTGTTAGATGGATAGACCAGATATGTATCCGCAAAATCTCCCCAAGAACTATGAGGACCAGACGGAACCCATTCAACAGTTGATGGTGTAACACAACTAGAACCTCTACAGATTTTCAAATACCATCCACCAGGATTTCTATCCCATCTGAATGCATCTCCTACTGGGTCACCATCAGCATCTACAAATCCACCATCATCATTAGTACACCTAACAACCATCTTTAATTCTCCAGCAGTCAAGGTTTGTTGTACTGAATATGGAGTGCTTAATGCACCACTCTCAAAGATACCACCATCTCCTGTAATGATAGGTGTGCTACTATCGTTTAAAAATACCTGCCAATTATAATCAGCACCACCAGTGAATGTATATGTATCATCTGCTGGTATATCGATTAGATAAGTTACTTCTTGAGTTGCAGTAGGTAAAGTACAAACTTCTGGGTTAACCCAAACTGCATATTCATTTCCTTCCTCAGACCAATACCCATTTACATTAGTAACTTGAGGTTCTGGTTCAAATCTAACAATTGATAAGGTTGCATTCCAATCTTGTCCATCAAGATCATAAAAACCTATATCTTTATTCTGCACTTCCTTTCCACCATATCCTGTACCAGGATTAATTGTTATTGGATAATCAACTCCATTATTAACCGTAAGTATACCATCAGTCTCTCCACTTCTTCCTGTCTGATTGAATGTAACACCATCAACAACGACAGAACTCAAAGCAGTTCCAGCAGTATTAGGATTGTCATTCCATTTAAATTTAAGTCCAACAAGACCAGCAGCATCACCAGTTACCCTAAGTTTTAAATCACCACCATCTATAACTCTATTCTTAACACGTGTCTCTACAGTATAGACACCTGCAGCCAATGTTAATGAAATAGTTTCTTCTCCCCAACCAGCAGTAGGGTTATAGTATATCTCTCTATCAAGAATATCGATAGCAGCAGAGTTTGTAATCTTAATGTAACCATCGTTGTCAGACTCTATCCTTATATTATATGTGCCAGAGGTAGCAAAACTAACAGTAGTAGTATGTGACTGCCACACTCCTATGTAAGGATCTTCCTCTGTATCTAAAGGTACTGCTGGATAGATACCATAGTCAATCATGTGTTGTGTCCAACCACTACCAGGATTATTTGATGCACCTACCTGTACCCAACCACCTCTTTTGAGAGCAGAGTTAGTAATTTGTGTATTAGTAGAGTCTGTAATACGCCATGCTAGTGTTGCTGGATTGGTATACCAAAGGTTATCTACATTAACCATTACAAAATCAGCACCAACATTTCCAGTTTCAATAGTTGATACACCACTTCTTACAGGGAAAGTTGGTGGTGAAGATCTTTCTGTTAGAATTTTCTCTACAAAAGTTCCATCAGGTCGATACATCTTCAAAGGAATTATATTAATGTCTGGTTCAAAGGGAGCACAATCATAAGGATTCATCTTTATAGGTTCAAAGTCATCATCTAATCCCCAAGGATCTGTTGATCCACCTAACCAATCATACTCAGGTTCTATTAAAGGATAACCAACTGGTGGTCCAATCGGTGTTAAAAAATCATCTACACAATCATAATATTCTTTCGTTCCATCAGCAAGAGTTCTAACTCTACATCTTCTAGTAGTAATTGCAGGAACACCACCACCTGTTATACGTTCTATATCACCATAATCCACAGGACCATAAGTTGTTTGTCTACCATCACCCAGTGGAACACACCGACCATCAACACAAATATATCCTGGAGGACAGTCAGCATCTGTAGAGCACCCACGTTTAACTACATCATCAGTGATGTAATCACATACTGGACCCATCGGTCCTTCTGGATAATAATATGCAATTGCCATTAAAAAAGAGGGTGCTTACCCTCAGTATTTATTCTTGCATCGGACTACCGTTTCGGTATCGTGCATTGACATGAATAGATTCGATGAAAGTAACATCTTTCCACTTAGATTCTTTAATTTCATCCATTGCAACTGAAACTTCACATTCCTCTGGTTGATTATGATTCTGAAGCAATCCTAGAATTCTATTCATGTCAAGTGATGACAATTCTCCTGTACTATCCCACTTCAAAGCAGAAGTGTTTGATATACATGGTTGTCTATCGTTGTGAGTAAAATAGTCTCCTGACATAGGTTCTGTGTTGGGTTCCTCATAATAATTTATCACACTTTCAACACAAAAGAGGTTTTATTTATATTATTTTTAGATTTCCTCAATAGAAATAAACATAATGAAATGTTTGCAATAAAAAACCCTCTTAAAGAGGGGTGGGAGATTGGGTTTCTGTATTACCAATAAGAGACGGGCATTACTACAGTAGTAAATTTTACATCTCTGCCTGAGACCCGACTGGTAAGTCGATTCTGCTTTCGCAGCAGCACCACCTGTGTCTCATCACCTTATCCAGCTATATGCCAGAAAGATTATTCAGTCACTCCCTGTTGGGTTCGTCAACTCAACAAATATATTATAGCATAAAGAAATCAGGTGTCAACCCCTAAAGATTTTCTTCTTGTTCAGCAAGGATAGTAAGGTCACTTGTAGGATAAGAAACACAAGTAAGAACGAATCCTTCTTCCATCTGATCTTCATCAAGGTAAGTTTGATCTTCTTGATTAACCGTACCACTCACAACTTTGCCACAACATGTAGAGCAAGCACCAGCACGACAAGAGTATGGCATATCAACTCCTGCTTCTTCTGCTGCTTCTAAAATATACTCATCTGCTGGACAATCAAAAGTAGTTTCAGTATCGTCTGAGAGTTTTACTGTAATTTTATATGTCATTTGTAAAAAACTATAGAGGTCAAAAAATATGCTGAGATTTTTTTGCGGTTATCTGGTAACCAAAAGTCGATTTTGGTTTTACCCTTGCCATATTAGATCAGGCATTGCTTGTTGTCCTGGTCTGTTAGCAATCAATAATATAAAGTATCCAACGAACCATATGATATTGAACAACCATGCTTGTCTCCAGAAATACTTTCTCACTGCCATAGACCTGAGCACTTGAGGTGCTTTGTCTTGTGACCTAAAAATTTGCTCAATAATAAACGCAATAATTGTTGCTATCACTAGAGGATAGAAGACAAAGTTTGCAAAGGACATTACTGATATTAAAAATAACATAGTAGAAAAAAAAAGGAGACCCCCTAAGGAGTCTCCATTATACGGTTGATTTATTTATGTGTCAAATTTAACCAACAGCAGGAGCAATTAATGCAACCTCAGATGTCTCAGCAGCAGCAAGATCAAGAGGGAAGTTGTGAGCATTACGCTCATGCATTACTTCCATACCCAAGTTTGCTCTGTTAAGAACGTCTGCCCATGTAGGAACTACAGCACCACGAGAGTCTACGACTGACTGGTTGAAGTTGAATCCATTCAAGTTGAATGCCATCGTGCAGATACCCATTGAGGTAAGCCAGATACAAACAACAGGGAATGTTGCAAGGAAGAAGTGAAGTGAACGACTGTTGTTGAATGATGCATACTGGAAGATAAGTCTACCAAAGTATCCATGAGCAGCAACGATGTTGTATGTCTCTTCTTCTTGTCCGAACTTGTAACCATAGTTCTGAGAATCCATCCCAGTTGTCTCTCTGATTAGAGAAGATGTTACAAGTGAACCATGCATCGCAGAGAACAAAGCACCACCAAACATACCTGCTACCCCTGCCATATGGAATGGGTGCATAAGAATGTTATGTTCTGCTTGGAACACGAACATGAAGTTGAACGTACCACTAATACCTAAAGGCATTCCGTCTGAGAATGAACCCTGACCGAATGGATACACTAGGAACACAGCGAATGCTGCTGAAACTGGAGCAGAATATGCAACACAGATCCATGGTCTCATACCTAGACGGTATGATAGTTCCCACTGTCTACCCATGTAGGCAGAAATTCCGATAAGGAAGTGGAAGATAACCAACTGGTATGGACCTCCGTTATACAACCACTCATCTAGTGTGGCAGCTTCCCAAATGGGATAGAAGTGTAGACCAATTGCGTTTGATGATGGAACTACAGCACCAGAGATGATGTTGTTACCATACATGAATGAACCCGCTACGGGTTCTCTGATTCCGTCGATGTCCACAGGTGGAGCAGCGATGAAAGCAATAATGAAGCAAGTTGTTGCGGCAAGCAAACAAGGAATCATTAAGACTCCGAACCAACCAACATAAATGCGGTTGTTCGTACTTGTTACCCACTCACAAAACTCACTCCATCCAGAAAGGAGACCTTGCTCCTTACGTGTAATAGAAGTCATTGAATTAAGAAAACGTTTAGTGAACGGTATGAAAAGACATTGTTACCCCATGGTCTTGGTTAGGGGGAAGATGAATGTCCTCAATTGAAGACACGTATATTATATATGAAGTTTTGTATCTCGTCAAGTCCAGCGTGTGACAGTTAGTTCAACGGCATTATTGTTGTTAACGATCTGACTTTCAACATCAAAACCTTCTGTCTTTGCAGTGGCAGTCAGCAATTGTATGCAGTATAACTGAGTAATCTTTTCAAGAAATCTTTTTACTGGAATGGAGTGATTCCATGTTTGTATATCGGTTACTAATTCGTATGATAAGGTTTGCTTATTCCATATGAAACCCATGTCCTCACCTACTGTGACTTCACACCTTACTCTCTCGTGATCGTGTCCTATAGGATTCACCAACTCTCGATTAATATCAACTGGCCAACCATCAAACATCAATGCTTGAATCAATGCTGGTTTGTTTGTGATCTTGGTCTTGATTTTGCTGAAGTGAGACATAGTATTCGGGTTTGTATTCTCGTGTTAAAACTGTACCGAGTGCTTCTTCAAATGGTAGTGTAATATCTAAACACTGTTTTGACTCAGCACCTTGTACCTCTTCTGTAACTGTACCATCTTGAGCGATGATGAATTTGATTGATTGCTTAGACATAAAGATATGTATTAGTTTTGCCAGTGGTAGTGAAAGAAATTTCCTTTAGGATCACACATTGGATCTTCAGATGCAACCCGATATGGAAGCATACTCTGACCTTTAAAGTCAGTTCTATCACCAATGATATTGTGTGCCTCCATCATCTTTTCCTTATCTTTAAGACGAAGGACTACAGTTTTGTTAGCAGTGGTAGGCATCTTGTATTGAAAACCTTCATACTGACCAGGTGCATAGACAACATTTTCTACTGTGTTTGGATAGTATGGAGATGCTACTCGATTTAAAATTGATGTTGCAACACAATACTCATCCATAGTATTAGGTACTGCCTCCACCTGCACTGCTCGTGCTAGATGATCATAGTCTGTTGGAGTTAATGCTAATAGAATTTCAATCATGCGTCTGGATTCATCTTAAATGTATTCATTCCAACGGTTAGTGTGAACCAACCTGTCAATATATATTTCTCACCTTTCAAAGGAGAATTGCCTCTATGAATATGTGTGTATCCTCCTGGCCAAATAACTCCCATCCCTTTCTTGGGTTTAATTCTAAGACTTTGATGTAGGAATTCAGTTTCTCCACCTTCTTCAACATCATTTAGATAAACCATCCAAGTAACCCATCTATCAGCGTCTTGGAAACCAGAATTTTCACAGTGCCAATTATGAAACCCCTGAGTAGGACGTGTTTTCTGTATAAGAGCTGCACCTGATAACCAGTCACCTCTTTCAGTTAAGTATGGAAAGTCTTGGCAGTAATACTTAAAGGCATTATTAATTACATCTTCACAAATTTCCTTTGATACGTTTGGAAAATACGGATCGATAGTCATTTGTGTATCTTGCAGATCCTGACCACGCTGTCTTCCTAGAGCTCTGTGCTCATCATTATCCTTATCCCATTCTTCCTGACTGTATACTGTTTGTTGATCCAGCATACCCATCAAATGATCACACCCATTATCAGAGATAACATTATCATAGGTTCTAATAAAATTTTCCATACTGATCAGAGTAACCTCACTATAATACCAATAAAAAAGGGAACCGTCAAGGTTCCCTGATCCATCTCGAACTCAATTGTATTTAGTCCCTCTTCAATCGGATAATAATCTGATCGTTTTTATAATCTGCTTTAAATTCTAATGGTACATCTGGATCCCAACAGAGTTCCTCATATAAGGCATTGAGAGTTTCCATGTCTTGATAAAGATCTGTAGGCATGTTTTTTATTTAAAGAAATATTTAGAATGAATTGTATATTCAGTATCGTATTGGTTGTAACAATTATATCAATCCCAATGAACCAGCGGTGATACCAACACATACAAAAAATCCAAACTCTACGAGATCCCTAGAGCCTGGTGGTAAAGATGTTAATAGGGTTGCCAGTGGTATCACTGTAATACAAATGAAAATACGTTAGTGAATGCTGTTGCTGCTAAAACGCAACCGAAAACTATGAAAGGCATGTTATGCTCCTGAAGGTAGTGTTTGCAATTGTGGTTGTGTTACTCTTATTCCTTTGCCTCCATCATCATCGTCATCATTATCATTGAAGGCACGTAAAATTAATTCGATCAACACTAAAGCAGCCATGGGATAGAAAACCCAGAGGACTGCTACTAGTGGTGATATTGTATTAGAGTCGGCTATAAAGTCGCTCATTGAATTGTGTTGTTATGTTAACTTATGAATAGGTATTTATACTATAGGGATTTATACTAGACCAGGAATGAGTTGCCCTGTGAAACTGTAACTAGCAAAGGCTGCAACGCAACCAACGATAGCAGCAATACCATTCCACTTTTCAGCGATGGAGAAATCGACTTGTTGAGTAGTTTTGTCATTTTTCATTAGTAAATACCTGGAATAATTTGTCCTGTAACTGCATAGGAAAGACCAAAGATCCATATCCCTAGCATTGCTGCACGTCCTTGTGCTTTGAGGAAGATGTTAGTGTCTTTCATTAAAATATACCTGGTATAATTTGACCTGTTGTAGCGTATGCTCCGAAGGCAGCAACGAATCCAATCATTGCCATCCATCCATTAAACTTTTCTGCTTCTGGTGTCATTGTTTTAAACTCCTTTCGTTTGATTTGTAATAGGGTTAGAAAGTAACCTCCACTGATTAGTTGAGGCGGTGTAAGAGACCTTGATATCTTAAAAGATACCTGGTATAACTGCTCCGAATAGGATGTAGTTATGTACTAGTGCGAAGAAACCAATCATAGCAAGGCGACCATTAAGTTGCTCTGCATGTGGACCGTAGCCCTGATAGTCTTCAACGTACTGCATAGGTGGTTCAGCAGCAAACATGTTCTGCTTACCATACTCAGTAGTTGTGTACTTCTTCATACTAGGTGTTGAAGTTGTCATTCGTTTGTTAAGAAACGTAACATAATTATATAGTAAATCTAAAGGTCTGTCAAGAGGTACGGTCTATAAAGATTCCTTATGACAATCATAAGCAATAAAAAAGGAGGGGTTTCCCCCCTCCTTAGATACACCTTGATCACTATGAACATCTGTCATACCGTGAAAACCATCTAGTTTATAGTCTATTGGCAAAGACTAGTTGAATGTAACTATATCATCCTGAGTATTGAAACTCAAACTAATTGGTTCTGCTGCTTCAAATGTACTGGCATCAAATGTAACAGTATCTGTACACAAACTATCAGTATCGATATTAAAATGTATTGTGTCTTGATCAAGTTGTTTTGCAATTGCTTTGATGCCTTGATAGTGTCTCCAGATCTCACTCTGAGTACTTGCATCAACATTATTTTCCATAGCATCCTTAACACAATTTTCAAGTGCTTGGATTGCTGTTAGATAAGGGTTCATTTTACAATACGTAGATTAATTTGACTAGTTTGGTGCCCGAACTGACCTTCAATAAAGTAATTAAATGCTAATGAAAATCTAACTTGATCAGATTTATTTACTTGAGTAGAGTGAGGTAAGTCTGAGGCAAATATAAGGAGTGAGTTCTTTTTCAACTCATGAAAGTATGTATCAGTATTAAACTGATTGTCCATACGATGTTCAAGTTTAATGGTCTTTGATCTCATAAAATTTGGATGATGGAAAAAGATACCTCCTCCATCTATAGGAGCATTCAAATAATAAACACCACTATAACAACAATTTGTATGATTATGCACTGGAGCATGATCACCAGTATTATGATAATTTATCCATGATTGAACAAGGACTGGATTTCCTTGACCACATTGAAGTACTTCATAATGAAGATAATTTACAGCATCATCGATTTGTTTTCTTAATTCTGCAAAAGGTTCTTCTTCAAGAATCAATTCATTGGAACTACTATACCCAGTGCCACATCCATACATTTTATAATCTAGATTATGAAGATATTCTAGATCAATATCAAATGGAACGACATCATGATAAAGATAAGTTGGAAAAATAGATTCTACAAGCATAATGAATTACTAACCAAAGATGTAGTCTCTTCATTTTCAAGATCCGCATACTTATGTAACTGATCTATAAAAATATCCATGATTGCGTCTTGCACTTCTTCCTTTTCAAAGAAATCAATGTTCATGCGATAAATCATACGACTACCCTGAGATTATAGCAGACTCCATCTGGAGCGTCAACTATTTAGTGTGCCAGTCCTGAAATAATCCTTCCTCATGTACCTACCCAGTATATTACTATTGTAATACGCTGGTGACCCATCAGTCATTTCTTCTGTAAGTACATTATTTAAAAATAATTGTCGGGTCTCTTCAAAGTTTGTAAGACCCTTAGATTTATGAAGACTTAAGATTTCTCTCTTGAATAGGTCGTTCCCAAGTAACTTTCTATCTCTTTTAAGTTCTTCAGAGCTTCCATAGTATCTTTTCCAGTCACTCTCAGACGTAACCCTTCTCTTACCACCTCTAGGTTTACGAGACTGTGTGAAATACTTTCGTCCGATATATTTCTTGTTCGATTGCAAATTTGTAATGCAGTAGACGAAACCGAAGAAATCGTTAATGTCGTTAGAAGTAAAAGTTGTACCCTGATAGGTCCAGGGGTTCTCGTAATCTCCCTCCAAAGTTTTTTCATTAGTCGCACTCTCCGTCTTCATCATTAATTTGGGCATAGGATTTTATTCCATCACCCCTATCTATACGATAAGCAGTAGTGTCTGAATAAACCTCTGCTTTTATCTCTGCGATTGCTCGTTCTAAATCAGCAACTAATACTTTAAGATTTGCTTTCTGCATGTGTTACTCCCAGTATTCGTCTAGTCTTTCTAAAACATTTGTCAAGATTCTATTGGCTGCTCCTCTCTGTCTCGCATCCCATTCAGGATACCAGTGCTTTTCATAAAGACCTGTCTTCATCTTATTAATGTAAGCAACCATATCAACCTTGTTTACACGACCGTTCACTTAACCACCCACCAATTTTTGCCAGTCTTGGTCGAACTTCTCTAACCCTTTCTCAGTAAGAACGTGCTTATAGAGTTGGTAAAAAATGGGAACCGAGATAGTACATATATCAGCTCCCACTCTAAAAGCGTCGGTGACCTGAATAGGTTCTCTGATAGAAGCTGCAAGAACTTCTGTTTTGATTTGGTGAGTAGCGAATACATCTGCGATCTCCTCAATAAGGTGTCTTCCATCCCAGTGTTGATCATATACACGTCCAACAAAAGGAGAAACATAAGTTGCTCCTGACTTTGCTGCTAGTATTGCTTGTGCTGCTGAGAATATTAGTGTTACGTTCACATGAACGTCGTTCTCTGTTAGTGCCCTACATGCTTTTAGTCCTTCAACTGTGCAAGGTACTTTGATTGTAATGTTTGGTCCGATCTCCAGATACTCTCCTGCCATAGCAAGCATTTCTTCAGCAGTGTCTCCAACTACTTCAGCAGATACTGAAGCATGAAAAGGAAAGATCTCAGAGATCTTTTTAATTACTTGCTTAGGATCATCTCCTGCTTTCAGCATCAGAGTAGGATTTGTAGTAACTCCGTCGATTAATCCTGTCTCAAATGCAGATGCAATAAGGTCTGGGTCAGAACAGTCCAGAAAGATTTTCATGACTCTCCTGTATAGGTTATAGTATATATTAGCACATAAAAAAGAGGGGTCAAACCCCTCTTAGTATATCAACACATTAGAATGTGATTAGCTTTTGGAAGCGAACTTACGTTGAACTTTGATCCCACGATACATTAGATCATGGTTTCTCTGTTGTGCTTCGTGCTGTACCATGTTACGGTACTCTTCAGAGTCGTACTTGACTCCACGATAAGTGACTTGTGTCATTTGATTTACCTTAGGTAGGGTGGATTAGACCCCGTTCCTTCAGTCTTCTTTTGCGTCCCATGTACACTCTAGTCCTACTGCTTCCGTAAGATCTATTTTATAGATCTCCACTATCTCTTGTTTAGTTTGAGCGTTAACAGTATTGTTAACATTTACCCGATCTATCATCTCTGATACATCAGCACAAGTCATTGCAGCAGCTAGTAAAAATTCCATGGGATGAACGATTCCGTTCCGAGTCGGCTTACTTGCGTCCCTTTTGGGATGAACGTATTGTCATGATAGCATGACATAATTATTTAGTCAAGTAATTGAATAAAATGTGTACTTGAGGAACAGTTCTTCCCCTTTCTTGATTGGTTTAATAGTCTTCATGTGATAGATCTTACCCCAATCCTCTTGCTCGTACCATTTGACACAGTTAGGATCTTCACTATGATTTACGAATCCACCTAAAGGAGTTCTCATAATATCTTCATCCACCACAACGTGAGAGATACCAAGATACATCATAGAATCGATATCTTCCTTAGCAAATAGTCCCTGTCCTGCGACAGGACTATCTTTAACATGTAATTCTGGTGGAAGTGCTACGTACATTAGAAACTAGACTCTTCCTTACCTTGTCTTCGTGCCCACATCTGACGTTCCATCTCCCACATTGCTTCTGCTGTGCCTGGAGGTAGTTCTTCCTGCCCTGCCTTGTCTAGTAACCGATCATATTCATCAGCACTATCGATGATTGCCTTCTGTAAGTCTTCTAAATTCCACTCTGGATCAGAGGGAGAATCCTGCAAAGGAGTCTGACTTGACATCTTGTTTGATTCCTCCAACGACATAACTTTCAATCTCCGTTTCTTGTGGTGCATTTTGTTGACCCTTAGAATTGAGCCAGTGCTCTGTCCAAGGTAGTGGATTGTTTCTAAGGGGTTGATCGTATATAGGTTTCAAACCTATTGCCTTCATCCTCCTGTTAGCAATCCACTCAACATAATTGTGTAGTAATCTTTCATTCAATCCTATCATACTCCCTTCTTTAAACAAATAATTTGCCCATGCTTTCTCTTCATCGACACACTTCTTAAACATTTGTATAACAGTTTCTTGTTCTTCTTCTGCAATCTCTTGCATCTCTGGATCATCTTTACCTTCAGTCCAGTTCTTTAATATCTGTTGTGTAAGTACTAGGTGTTGTGACTCATCTCTTGCGATAAGGGATAAGATCTTTGCTGATCCTTCCATGAGTTTGTTCTCACCGAATGCAAAAGAGCAAGCAAAACTAACATAGAAACGAATCCCTTCCAAGATGTTAACATTTGCTACTGCTTTATACAAGTACCTTTTAAGATCTCTTCTTGTCCATTCTGAATTAGGATGGGTTCGCATGTCTGGTGTCCAAGCATTACTCTGATCATATTCATGTGCGTAATTAATAAAGTCATCATATGATTTGGTAACAGACTCTGCTCTTGAGAGAATGTTTTCATCAGTTAAAATAGTATCAAATAATTCTGAAGGATCAGAGTACACATTCTTAATGATGTATGTGTATGATCTACTATGGATCATCTCCATGAACTGCCACACTTGCATACATGCTTCTAACTCAGGTAGAGAACAGTAAGGTATGAATGCCATACCAGGTGCTCTACCCTGTACACTATCCAACATGATCTGATACTTCAAGTTAGAAGTAAAGATATGTTTCTGTTGATCTGTAAGTTGTGCATAGTCAGCACGATCTTTCTGGAGTGATACCTCTTCAGGTCTCCAGAAATATCCTAGTTGTTGCTGTGTTAACCTATCGAATGTTGGAAACCTATATGAATCATAACGTTGAACACTCAGGGGTGCTCCAAAAAACATGAATTGTTTAGTAGTATCAACGACATTCCTATTGAAGACTGTCATACCACTCACCTCTTTAGACTGCACAGCTGTCACAGACCTCCTCCTCAGTAGTTAATAGTTCATTAATAAGTTTATCAACATCCACATCATCACCATCTTTCTTGGCATCGTATGTGTTCTGATAATAAGATGTTTTCCAACCATACTTGTAGGTTGTCAGTAAATCCTTTGCCATCGCTGATACTGGAACTTCATTATCAGGATAGTTCTCTGGATTATAAGACCAGTTACCACTGATCGCTTGATCAAAGAACTTCTGCATAATAGCGACTACATTAATGTACCCAGTATTATCTGGCATGTCCCAAAGAAGCGTATAGTTATTCTTTAGTGACCCATAAGACGGAACCACTTGCTTAAGAGGCCCTTTCTTTGATTTCTTAATGGACAAGTAGTCTCTAGGAGGTTCGATTCCATTGGTAGCGTTTGACACAACGGAACTGCTCTCCGAAGGCATTTGTGCCGACAGTGTGCTGTTCCTAAGCCCATACTTGGATATGCGTTCCCTAAGAAACTCCCAGTCACATGATAGATCATTTGGTATAATCTCATCAACGTCCTTCTTATATGTATCGGTGGGTAAAATACCATCTGCATACTTTGTTTTACCAAAGTAACCGCATGGTCCTTTCTCCATTGAAAGACGATTAGATGCAGTCAATAAAGCAAACTGAAATCTTTCTGTTAGTTTATGAACTAAATCATATGCCTCTGCACTTTCATACTTAGCATTATTCTTAGCAAGATAATGTGCTAAACCAATAAAACCTACGCCAAGTGATCTACGATTCTTTGTAGACTGTTCTGCTGCCTTTACAGGATACTGTTGATAATCAATAAGGGCATCAAGACCACGTACTGCTAGGTCACACAACTCATCTAACTCTTCAATCTTATTAATCTTACCTACATTAATAGCAGATAGAATACACAATGCAATCTCACCACTACCATCAATATGTTGGATAGGATCTGTAGGTAGTGTAATCTCTTGGCAGAGGTTACTCATACTTACCTTGTCCTTGAATGAACTATGACTATTACAATGGTCAATGTTCATTAAGTAAATACGACCTGTCTCTGCTCTCTCCTTAAGGAGATCAAGAATTAATTCTTGGGCACCGATGGTTGACTTAGGGATGGATTCGTCGGACTCGTATTGAGTATAGAGTTCGTCAAAGGAATCGCTACCAAAAGCGTCATACAACCCAGGCACATCATGAGGACTGAATAAAGTGATAGTACCGTTTTGGATAAATCGCTCATAAAAAATCTTACTTAATTGTATACTGTAGTCTAGTTTTCTTACTCGGTTGTCTTCTGTTCCTTTGTTGTTTTTGAGGACGAGGATGTCTTCGATTTCCTGATGCCAGATAGGAAAGTGGACAGTAGCTGACCCTCCTCTGATGCCGTTTTGAGTACAGCATCTGACAGTTGACTCAAGTTTTTTAAGGAAGGGGACCACACCTGTGTGTTGAACTTCTCCACCCCTGATTTTACTGTTGATGCCCCTGATGCGACCTGCGTTGATACCAATACCTGCCCTCTGAGCGACATATTTGCCAATAGCCATATCGCCACTAAAGATACTATCGAGGGTGTCATCAAGATCAACCAGAACACAACTTGCAAATTGGCGAATGGGGGTTCTAACTCCCGCCATGATGGGGGTTGGGATGTTGATTTTGTGCTTGCTGATTGCGTCATAATACTTTTTGATATACTCCAGTCTATAAAACTTATCGTCATCTTGAAAGAGAGTAACTGCTATCATCATGTACATGAACTGAGGAGTTTCAAATATCTCTCCAGTGCTTCTATCTTGTACAAGATACTTATCGGTTACTTGACGAATACCTGCATAGGTAAACAGATAATCTCTGTCTTGATCTATGTATCCGTTTAATTTTTCCCACTCCTCATCACTGAATTTGTTGAGAACTTCTTTGTCATATACACCTTTGTTAATACAATTTTGTACATGCTCTTTAAGAATAGGATGCTTGTCAGGATGTCCATTATATACAGACTTCCTCAAACCAAACAAGAGAAGTCTAGCAGCAACGAACTGATAGTTAGGATTCTCTAGAGTGATTAGATCATTGGCAGAACGAATAAGGATCTCTTGAATATCCTTGGTCTCAATTCCATCAAAGAATTGGAGACCACTGTTGATTTCTACTGCTGACTCAGACACACCTGCTAATCCTTCGCAAGCATGTTCAACCATCTTGTGAACCTTTTCAAGGTTAAGAGTGGTCTTCTCACCATCTCTCTTAACAACTTTGATTTCCGTACTGGGTGTCATACTTTCTTCCACTCTGTAAATTTGATTTGTGCCTCTATGTTTTGGTAGGTGTTTGATTCTACCAGAGAATTAACGTCATGTCCAGCCATTACCATGTCATTAATGTCCTTTTGTTGTATATCATTTGGCCAGATCACTACCTTTTCTCCTCTATCGATTGACTTGGATATTCTGTTGACGATTTCTCTGTTACGAGGTTCGTTATCATAAACCCAAATATAATCGCTCCAATTATACGACCTAGGATCAACGTCAGACCCAGCCATCGCAATGGAATTATCCAAGAAGGTCGAATCAAACGGTCCTTCAGTGATGTAGATTGGTTTTGTTTCATCAATGTTATCTAATCCGAAGATCTTAGGTCTGTTCTCATCTAACATCACCGTGATATACCTCATCTTATCCTTCGGGTTTAAAGATCTTCCTTGAAAACCAAACCATTTTTTCTCTGCATCAACAAAAGGAATAATAATTCTTGAGTGGTCCTTTTTGATGCCAGAGAAAGTAGGTTTCTGAGTGTTAACCCAAGTACAGAACTGGTCTGTAAAATAGAATAAGGACGGATTCAATTTCCGTCCTACGATGTACTTATATGCTGGATGTTCTATATTTAGATCAGAAACTTTTGTAAGTTCTCCTTGTCTTTTAAATACAGGTTTTTTAAATTTTGGTTTAGGAACATAGGATCCTTTACCTGTTGTGCCACTCTTATATCTCTCCATGATATACTCATCATGAAGGTCTGGTGCCTGATCTTTTAAGAAGTTTGGTAACGTCCTACCAACTCCACAGTTATGGCATTTGTATACCATATCTGCTTTCAGACGAAAAAAATACCCCCGTGCCTTGTTCCTATGTTTCTGTGAATCACCACAGTAGGGACAACGGAAGTTGTATAAGTTTGCTTTCTTCTTAGTAAACCTGTCCAGTCTACCAGAGAGAAGCATTACGTAATGTTCATCAACAAATTCAGACAATACGATGGACGTTTACTACATCCATAGTAACAGGTGAAGGTGGTTGTGTCAAGTTTCTTAAAATTTTCTGTCCGACTGGACTAACGATGAAAGATATAACAGACAGAGCACCAAAAATAGTCCACATCTTCTTTTCCATTGTTCTAAGACGGTCATCAACTTTTCTGATGTCCCTCTCGCATCCTTTCTTGATCTCATCTGATCTCCTGTTAACCTCTCTATGCACTGACTCTATCTTCTCAAAGAGTACAGCATCTATTCTATCCTGTTTATCTAATTTCTCATTGTGGACAGCAAGTAACTGTCCCATCTTTACAGAGTTCTCCTGTAATGAATCCACAACTTTCTCAAGTCTTTCTAATATTGCACCATTAATATCTGACATTACTTATCGACAGTTGCCTGTGCTCCATCTGCTCTTTGTTTCTTCATAAGAGATGCAGTTTTCTTTTGCAACTCCATTCTAATTTGCTTAATCTTATCACCCGACTTCTTCTTCTCAAGACCAATCTGCTGACGAGTCATCTGCTGTTTCATTGCTTGATCAGCATTCTCTTTAACATTTCTTAAATGATTTTGTCTTTTATTCATAAAGAACTTACCAGCATCACCAGGCAAAATTCTTTCAATAGTAATATCTCCACGGTATCTGTAGTTAATAAGCAAACGTAACTTCTGTCTTAGTTCTGCTGGATTACTAGCATATACTACAGTAGATCCTATTTCTGGAAGAGAAACTTTGTATTGAAATAGATGTGACTTAGGTGCAAGTTTGTTTACTGCAGTCACACTCTCCTTTACCTTTTTCTTACCGTCAGATAACTTATTACCAGGAGCAACTAACCCCTTCAACTCTTTACGCTTTGCTCTCATACGCAATACAGGATCGAATCCAGCATTAGGACCAGTCGCAGTAGCACTGCCACTAAACCCTCCTGTACCTGCTGTCATCATTTCTTCGTTCATTAGAGTTTCTCCAGTTCTTCTTCTAAGTCAGGATCCACCTCTAAAGATGGCATCATTCCTATAGGATATTTATTCAAATAAAGTAGTAGAGTTTTTATAAGACTCCAATACTCCCTCTCCATTTTAAAAAATAGTAAGGGAGTTGCTGCTTCACCAAAAACATTATAAAGTATGATTAAATGGTTGATAATAAGATGAGTTCTTAAAGAACCCCCTCGAACATAACGCTTCAAGAGTCTTTTTAGATACTTGAAGCGTTTCATATCTTCATCAAAATCCTCCCTCGTCATAGAGGAAGGATTCTCATAATGCTTAATGGCGAACAGAATGTAATTAGATTCATTCAGTTCGTCAATTAACATATATTATTCTGAAACTGTTAGTGTAACTGCTGTCAAACCACTGAGTACCAGTGATGCTGCTGTTGAACCGTCTGCTGTGTCAGTAATTGTACCACTGTTAAGTGTAACGTTTGATCCACCTAATGTTAGTACGTCATCCTCAGCAACAGTTTGAGATGCTACTGTGAAACGCTTCCTGTTTGCAGTTGAACCAGTTGCAGTATAGGTAAGAGTGTGAGGTCCACGACCACTACCTGTACCTTGGTTACCGTTAGCAATTGCAACTTGAGGTGATCCAGCAACTGTTACCTTCTCATCCCATGTAATCTCAGCAGTAATTGTTCTGCTACCAGCTGCAATAGAAGATTGTACAATACGAATCTTAGTTACAGTAGGTGCTGCAAGAGTTGTCGATAGACCACCGATGCAAGCAAGAACTTCTGGTTGTGCGTTAGCATTATCACTACCACTTGAGGCAGTACCAGGTGCTACAACCCATCCTCTTGTGTCAGCATAGACTGTTGCCTTATTGTAATCTGAATTCTCGTCTTCTGGCAGCCATTTGGGCTTGTTAGTGGCACCAGCAGCGGTTTTTCCCCATAATGGCATGGTAAATTATCTCCGAAAATATTCTGTATGAGTATTTATAAAGTTAACTTTCTAGCAGTGCCTTCTGAAGTGCTACAACTAGTTCATCATCTACTTTGTTACCAGTCTTAGCTGCTGCTTTCTTCAGCAACTTGATAACAAAATCTTTGATTACAGAGTCAAGATCATCAGGAATATTATCAACTGCTTTGTTAATAATACTGATCGCAATGGGCATTAAAAAATTGATCATTATTTTGTACCGAATAGGTACTCTATATAGCACCTTTATGTGCCTAGACCTTTACCTTTCTTATAGTTATCTTCTCCACCATACCTTGCCATAGTGTCAGCATATGATTGAGTAGATTTAAACCCTGCCTTCTTTGCTTTAGCAGCGTATGCTTTCTTATCGTCTGCTCTCTTCTTATACTTTCCAGTACCAGCATCAGACTTAGAACCCTTTACTTTCTTTGCCTGTCTGCTACCACCTTGTCCCATGACAGCACCAGCACCATGTTCCTTCCTAATCTTAGCAAGAACTACTGACATTGCTGTTGGTTTACCAGATGGTTTCTTAGTACCACCCTTATCGTAACCCTTCTCTTTCTTAAGACGAGTTGCTTCTTGAAAATTATTAAAAGTCAAGATCGAATTTTCAGTGCTCTCTTCTGTGCTTTCTTCTGAAACTTCTTCTTGACTGTCATAGGATTCCAAGTGCGGGTTTTTCATTTGCGGACCTTTCATAAGTTCCTTTCTCGCCTTCTCGTTATTTTTCAGGCGTTTCTTAAAGTCGGTCTCTAAGTATGTATCATCTTTCTTCTTTGCTTCTGATACTGAATTGCAATTACAATCATCTCCACACTTGTCATGAGATTCGTGAGTATCACATTCACAATCACAACTAGATTTCTCCATCACATCCTTAAGATTAGGATTGATCTTGACTTTAGTTTTTTTCTCTTGAAGTTGTTTAAAGCTTAGCATCTTCCTTCTCCTTTTCAAGAATAACGTTTTCTATTTCTTCAATAGAGAATAGATTAGACTCATAAAGATGTGCAATCTCGTCATAGGATTCTCCCATACGAGTAGCAAGTTTGTTTGAACCCTTTGATACTGCACGAGCAGTCTTACCAACTGCTTTCTTTAGACCACGCTTAATTGCACCACCAATTCTCCTCAGTAAACCTGGACCTTTCTTTTTCTCCCCGCCACCATCACTTCCACCACTATCAGGTCTACTAGTAGTAGTGCTTGCATTATCACTAGTAGTAGTACGAGACTTTGCTACTTCTTTCTGCTTTTCTTTAGCGGCAGAGAACTCACCAGCAACTTTACCAGCAGTCTGTACTGCTTTCTTTCCTACTGCCTTAACACCTTTCTTAACTAGAGAACCTGCCTTCTTAGCAGCAGACTTAAGTCTCTCCATACGAGAAGGAGATTTTTTCTTAGATAGTAATTTCTTACGTGCCTCTGCTCCTGCATCTCTTTCAGGTGCTTTCTTAGGTGCTTGTACAGCAACATTAGGCATTGCTGAATGCTTTGATGGTGCTTCTGTTAATACTTCAGTCTCTTCCAAGTGCTCACAAATTTCAATAAGATCTTGATCGTCTTCTGATATCTCATGAATAGACTCTATCATTAGATCGACGAGTTCTTCATCAGACATTGCATCAATCTCTTCTCCTAGTTGAGCAAGTTCTTCAAACTCCTCATCAGAGAAAGCAAATGCTTCCTTCTCGTAGTGCTTCTTCTTCTCTTTCTTTTCTCTCTTACTAATCTTACCATCAGTGTCAGATTTCTCGTACCACTTACCATCACAGTCATCATCCTGCCAGCGAGGTTCCTTCTTTTTGGCTTCCTTCTGGACTTCAACCTTTCCTGTTTTCTTTACGTCAACTTTACCGCCTTTAGAATATCCCTTGACTTCATCAAGGGCAGCAGTCATATCTGGTAGGTCTCTGAGATTCATTTTACTTAGCGTCCTTGTCCCTTTTATTTAGCTTGCGAATGAATTCACCTGGAGTTAACTTTCTAACATAGTTGTCAAGTTGATCTGTACCAACCTCACCAGCAGGTTTCCAATTAAAATACTTAATATCATTTACTTCTACTAAGTCTTTCAACCAAGAACGATAGATACCATCACGCTCATCAATAGAGATGACGTAATTGCTACCACGACTAACAACTTTAGAAACGATCCCTGTGTTCGTGTTCTCGACAAAACTTCCTACCTCAAATAAATTCTGATTAAAATATGCTTCACGAAGACCTTGAGGATCTAACCTAGGAGCAATCTCATACAAATAATATGATGCTTCAGTAAAATCGTCACCAAATTCTTCTACTTGCATTGCTTGACGTAAAGTTGTATATAACTTTTCCGTACCATCTTTACCTAAACTTTTTGACATTCCCTTTTTAAAGGAATCAAAATCATCTTCTGCTGCTGCCTTACGAAGTTTAGATGCAGACATACCCTCCACACCTTCACCATCTGGATCTCTTGCTCCCGCAGAAACTACATTGATCTCATCAAATGTGTATATATCTCCGTTGTATTTCTGTGCAAGACTATTAAACTCACTAACTCTATCACCACCAACTACTAAATTTACTGAACTATATCCTTCACCATCAAGAGTAGTAAGAACATCAAAGATAGTTCTCATCTCTTCATTGTTTTGAATAGCATTAGCATGATCAGGATATGCTTGCTTCATAAATCCAATTTTAGTTCCTGCATCAAGAGGATTCTTCTTAGGATCTTCAGATCTAGATGGATATATTCTATACTCTCCTCCAGTAGCCTTTGCCTGTTGAGACACCTTGTTTAAAAGTTTCTCATGCCCAACAGTAGGTGGATTAAATCTTCCAAATGTAACAGATATGCTACCTTGATCGACCTGACCCTCGCCGCTTCCAGTTTCTTCTCCTCCATTTTGCTGCGTCCCAGTTGCTGCTTGTTGGGCAGAAACCTTTATTAGTTTACCATCCTTAGACAAGTGAGTAACGTTGCCATTTACATCGGCATACTTACCATACCCTACATGTTTAAGTTTTAATTTCTCCGCTTCTTTTGAAGCGAAAGATCTTTCGGCTTCAGTTAGGAAAGCACTGAACTTTTTCATTCTGCCAATTCTTACTAAGGTTAAAGTTTGCTCTACTAAAGGTCAATCGATCTACTATTTTGTAAGGATTGGTTGAAACCGTAACGAACCCCTCATGTTGAGAAGATTCTCCATCGATGTAACATTCAACATTTCCATTTACAACAATAGCACCGAGTAGACGCTGTTTCAGTTGGAAGATTTTGTGCCACACCCTAAAGGTATTCACATTAACTTCTCCCTTATATTTAGCATCTAACGTATCATACATTTTTTGAGGATGCGGAAGTATACCTTGTCGTACAAATGAATTAATATGTTTTGCTATTTCGGTGCGGGATTGTGGAACCTTTGCAACTATAATTGTAGGTAGTATCTTTGCTAAGTGTCTCCATCCTAAAGGTGGTTCTACTGTAGCATTATTAGTATCAACAAAGTAGCAATCAGAAGTAGATTCAAGACTAACTCCTATCTTACCTTCAGCAGTAGGACTAACCTCAGTGTATTCTGTATGAGGTGCTAGAATAATTTGCTGAGTAATTGTAGAAGGAAACCTATACTTAATAGTATTAGGACAATAAACATTGCCCCCACCGACACCGATCCAATCAGCTTGGATAATACGATTGATACGAGGAAGGTGATCAAGAGCCAACCGAAGAATGTCAGCGACAGTGCCTTGATGATTCTGATCAATGTCCTCATGAGTATAATTAATTTTAATCTTTCTTTTGTTGAAGACGGACTTAGTGCCAACAAAGAACTTACCATTCTCAGGATTAGTTCCAAACACTATAGCAGGAGCACCGTCCCATTTAACAGACAGTTTAGTAACTGTCACAAGTTCCTTGATAGTATCTATTGCAACTCTACGTCCTTTGAGAATCGAATCTTCAGGATGCTCAAGGTGCTTGTTAGGCATACGTGTCTCTGCATTACCCCTGTATTATACTCCATTTTAGAGGGTAATGGGACAGTAGTGTGCCAGTTTATTTACTGGAGTTTCCAGTACACAGAAGACTTGTCCGACTGTGAAGATGCGTACAAATATATTTCTTTCATTATCTGATCAGAATCTTTATGAGTTGATACCCAATCCAATAATTTTAATCCCGCATACTTACTATACTTCCATGCTTGTTCTGCCTCATTTTTAATCCATGCCAAATCAGTTGATTTATTCTTTAAACCCTTTGCATTATATTTTACCAGTAAACTATAAATCTCTTCATCTAACTTACCATTCTTAGCTTTACTCCAAGTATCTGTTCCACCATACTCAGGTAGTGTACCAAACTTACCATCCTTCAATAGTTCTTGTACCTTCTTACCTTGTATCTTACCCTGTGCAGCAGACTTACCTTTCAATTCTAACTTCCAATCACCCTTCTGAGGACCACCAAAGTTTCTTGCTTGAAACTTCTCAAAGGTACTTGTACCATAGTATAGATACACATCCATAGGGTGACTATCTTTCTTTCTACCATTATCGAATGTTAAATCGTACTTTGCAAAGTGTGCTTTCTCATTCTTCTTTCTCTCTGCAGCAGGTATATCATTCAACAGTTTCATCTTAGGTGAACCTTCAATTTTCTTCAAAGATATACCAACTAACTGTTCTTCTATTCGCAATTGTAATAGAGCATTGTTTAAACAATCAATAGTAGTTTCTTTATTAAGATGATTCTTTACTTTAGTCTTATCTTTCACCATCCATATATCAGCAGGATTCCATTTGTCTTCTGATGATAAATTAGTCTGACCTTTTACTCTATTAAATGCATTCTTAACTGCACCATCATCGATGATGGCATCACCTCTAACAAATGTCCATCCACTTCCTTGTACTTTATTAAAGATCTCATTAGCACCTAACCAAGATGAATCCTGCCATTCTTTTCCCAACGTCATAATTTCATCTAATTTAGAAGATACATCACAATGTTTCATACCACATTTAAAATCATCTGCAGTAAATGCTTTCTTCTTTTCTATGTTAGGACAGTAATATCTCATAGCAGCATAGACACACTGTGCAGATTCTACTAGTGTAGTTTGTGCAGCACCACCACCAGACCCTTTACTATTCTCTGGTTTAACTTCTATTCTAATAACCTGCTTGTCTCTTATAGGAATATCTAATGAAGTACCCGCTTTATTTGTTGTAATTCCTGGATAGTTCTCATCCAATGCACCTTTTATATTCTCAACTGCTGTAGTTCTTTTTGTTTGAGGAACAAAAACCTTTAATGCTATCTGAACTTTCTTAGTTGAGTCCTTGTCCTCTACATTCTTAACATCAAATAAGTAATATGAATAGTCGTCACCCCCCAATGCCTTCATCACATCTTCGAAGGCGGATTTATTTACTGGGGGTATTGTTATTGCCATTAGTCAGACACAGGTCTCCACTAATATTTATTCTGGAATAGAAGGACGAGGATAATGTATGATGATGTACTCTTCAAGAGATCCATCTTTGTTTGGCATTGTTTGTCTATACCACCTTGCATCTTCTCCATAATTTTTACAAACTTGCTCAACTTGCATAATTGCAAGAGAATCTTTTTCTTTTTGTGTCATCTCTTTACTCATTTTCTTTTTAGGGGGTAAAAAAGTTTAAATTTATTACAGATTTAAGACGATTGTCAGTTTGACTGACACCTCTATGTTTGAAGTTTGATGGAAATTTTACCAAACGGTTAGCAACACATTGTGTTGTTGTACCATCTTCAAACTCTGTATATCCATCACATGTATTAACATAATATATGGCAGTTGTCATTTTACTAGAAGGAATTGGATCCTCTACAGACTCTGCCCAATCATAATGAAAATCACTAAAGAATCTTTTACTCTTTAAAGGTTCTAGATTTGCTTTTACTTTATGCAATGAAAGGAAGTCAATTTTATTTAGTAGAGGTACGATGGACTCAAAATCAGGAGACATTCCATATTGGAAATGACCATTCCATGATTGTTGAAAATAAAATTCATGCTCAAACTGATAATTGTCAACATCATTTTCATTTATACCATCATAAACCTTGTAAGGTTGATATTTCCATTGAAGAATATCCATAAAATATTTTTCAATGTTCTGAAAATCTTTATGTGGTAAGAAGTTATCTATTACTTCAATCATAATGGAATCAAAGACATCATATGTTGAGGTTCCATAGGTTCAGTACAAATATCAAACCCTAATGTTATTCTTGGTTCAGTAAAATTATCTTTAGCAACAACCCTATGATACCTATAACCAGGACCGATGTATATATTTCCAACTTGATTCTCTACTTCGAATTTTTCAAATTCTGTTATAGAATTTTTTGGATCTATACTTATGTAACCATGATAAGGCCACTCATGATTGTGCCATTTTAAAACTGTATCTGGAGTATGATAGTTTAACCAACACTGCATCCACTTATATTTTTCTGGAACATATTCATGTATAATATCTTTCAATTCAAAAAACAATTCTCTGAAAAGTAAATTAGGAGATGTTAATGCAAAGAAATTATACAACCCATAGGTATATGTTGAGTCTTGACCATTAAAAACATTTTGATGTGTCTCATATGCTCTGTGTATTAACTCAACCATCTCATCTTTATTATCAATGATTAATTGAGATTTGTAGATTTTATATTCAGTCATTTATTCCTATGTTAAATGATACTGCAATACGATCATTATCCATCTCATTACTATCTACAGAATGAGCTAACTGAGATGGAAATAAAAGTAATCTCCCCTGTACTGGAGGATAATAAGTATCTCTATGTTTTAGATCATGTTGTCGAATGATAAAATCTTCTTGATCTGGTCTATGAAAATAAATAGATCCTTGATCCTCATCCTCTATACATTTTACATAATAAACTCCAGACATAAATGATCCTGGATGTATATGTCTTGCATTATAACCACCCTTAGGATTGATACATACCCAATAGTTTAAAATAGTTAATGTTCGTCTATCATCACCTTCAAGATACTGAGAACTAAAAATACTATTTGATACCATAGTAACATGATCAACCAATTTAAGTAGACCTCTTTGATTTATATCAAAGTTAAGATCATCAGATTGCCATCCATCTATTGTACTACGACCTCTACTATCAGGTTGTGAATTTCTTAATTGATAACAATCGTTTGCAATTACATCATTATCAAGATTCAAATCAGTCCACCACATTGGTGTTGGAAATAAAAAGTCTATATTGATTTCATTGTTTGATGTTTGTTGCACAGGTTCCGCATCGAAAGTAAAAGCTGTTGTCAGTCTTGGACTAGTACTATTATTAGCAGGAACATAGTGTTGTATTGTACCATCAAAAATTAAAATATCACCTTGATCTATTTCAGGTGATTCTATATTCACATCAGTAAATTTTGTTGAACTATGAATGTTCTTATCAAAGATCATATAATGAACGAAGGTGTAACCTCCATCATGATCATGGGGTTCTTGATACTGTCCAGACTTATAATAATTATACCATATAGGTCCAAGACCTTTAAACTTTAGACCTCTACTTTCACAAAAAATTCTTGCTTGTTGTTCATACTCACCTCTTAAAAATTCATAATCAATTGGTTCAGCATCAAGATCATTATCATGTATCACATGACAATTACAATTCCACCTATTTTTAGATGGAAATTTCTTATAGTTTCTTTCAATGGCACCAATATTTCTTTGTACGAAATTATTAGTCCATTCAAGATTTTTCTTATAGAATTTACTTTCCAAATTCATCAGTAAGTCCTTCTTCGACTTGTTCCAGTAAGGGAACTACATGTAGAATATTATCAATATTAGATAACATATCTGCAATGTGTTTTGATATGTATGGTTTCTCAGTACGTGCTGCAAATGATAATGCGTTACGTAGATCTTCTTGTGCCTCTATGAGAGAGGATTCGACTTGTTCTGATAATGGCATAATTTAATTCCAGTGTCGGATTACTCCGCTAATAATAAAACAGTTAGTGACGAGATAAGATACGAAAATAAAAGTACGTACCAGAACAACGTAGTTGTCGTAGCGTTTAGTCTTTTCGTCAGAGAATGAACCCAGTGCATACTTCCATATCCTCCATGCTTTAATGGGGGTCATACATTACGAATGTACATATGATTGCTACTATCAATGCAATAGCAATCGCTCCAAAAATTAGATGCATTACACATTACCCTCCATCCATGTACTAATTGTTGCATCATACTCAGCAGTATGTATAAATGCTTCTAGCATAAATTGTTTCCTTAAATCCTCAGGTTTAATTGATATGTTTCCTTTGATTGAATCCAAGTAAATACCATACTGATTTGGATTAGTTAATACAGCAACATCCTTATAATTCTTTGCTGCTGATCTTACCATACTAGGACCACCAATATCAATGTTCTCTATTGCATCTGCAAGAGTTACATCTGGTTTAGCAACTGTCTCTTTAAATGGATATAAGTTTACAGCAACGATATCAATCAATCCAATATCATTTGCATTACGATCCATATCATGTACAGGATTACCACGCTGTGCAAGAATACCACCATGAATCTTTGGATGTAATGTCTTTACTCTTCCATTAAGAATCTCTGGTGAACCAGTATACTCAGATACCTTCATTACAGGGATACCTTCTGCCTGAAGAACAGCATGAGTTCCACCACTAGAAATAATTCTATATCCAGCACTCACTAATCCTCTTGCGAAATCAACAATACCGTTTTTATTAGATACGCTTAGTAATGCATAATTCATACGTCACCTTCTGCACGGTTTTCTGAATGATGAACATCAAATTCACCACCAGGATATCTTGCCTTTAACTTCTCTACATTCATCTCAATGATTTCATCGATTGTAGTATCAAGTGACATACATGCCTGAGCAACATACCACATGACATCTCCTAGTTCTCTCTTCATATGAAATCTATTCTCTTCAGTATATGGTTTACCTTGGAACACTATTTTCTTTACTACCTCAGTAAACTCTCCTGACTCTGCACTCATACCAAGTGCAGCAGTTATCAAACGATTGATAGGTATTCCATCATCGCCCTTTTGTATCTCAAAGCATCTAGAATTAAATGCAATATAATCATTTGATTCTTTAGATGTTACTGCATCAACGAAGTCCAAATAGGCATCCGTGTTTACTCGCTTAGTCATACTTTAGATCTTGAAATGTTTTCTTTGGTGTGAATTTTTTTACTAAGTCAATCTCAGGTTCACCAGCATCAACTAGATCTTTCTGAGCTTCCTCTATATCATACAACCTCATCTTTGATCTGTCAATACCTATACAAAATCTTTTGTAAGAAGTAGGATCATTGTATCTATTCTTCAATTGCTTCACCATAATTTGATTCATCCCCTCCAACTCTTCTGTAGAAATAAGGGCAAACATAAGGTCAGCAGTAGCAGGGAGTCCAAAAGATTCAGAGGTGTCATCAGAACTAGCAAACCCGCTACGAGTAGTTTGAGTGGCAGATACAATCGGAACGTTCGCCTCAACTGCGAGACCCCTAAGTTCTTCTGCGATTGCTTTGACATAAGTGTAACTGTTAACGATAGATCCTTTGTACCTCTGGGAGGCACAGATATTTAAATAATCTACAAATATAATATCAGGTCGAATAGATCTTTTAAGAGCAAGATCATTAATAAGAGATTTAAAATGTCCAACATGTGCAGACGCAGTAGGATACTCTTTGATAATTAATTTACCTTGAGTCTTTTCAGAAAGTTTTGCAATCTTCTTCTCAAACATTACCTTCGGAAAATCCGAAAGTTTTTGAATGGGGATGTTGAGTAGATTCGCATCAATGCGTTCAGCGATTTTCTCCTCCGCCATTTCCAACGTGATGTAAAGGACATTCTTCCCTTGAAGAAGGGCAGAGGCAGCACAGTGACACATAAACAAAGACTTGCCCACACCAGTACCAGCAAGTGCGATATTAAGAGTCTTATTAGGAAGACCACCCTTCGTAATTTTATTGAAGAGAGATAGATCAAAAGGGATCTTATCTTCTTTACGATGATAGAAATCATACCTTGCTTCTGCGTCTGAGACATAATCATGTCCTACGTGTTGATCGAATGATACTCCAAGTGCTTCAGATAAAATTTGTGGAATAGCACCCTTATCTTTCTTAGAATCCTGACCATCAGCAATCTTAACACTCTCCATAAGAGATAGGTAGATCGCACGTTCTTGACACCACTTCTCGGTAGCATCTAGTAACCAGTCATGGTCTGATATATCATCAGAAAGAACATTTAGAACTCCAATAACCTCTTTAAATTGTTCTTCCGATAGATCAGTTCTTTCCTGACACTCAATTCCTAAAGCATTAAGAGAAGGTAACGCATCATACTGACTAACATATTCATGAATCTCTAAGAAAACAATCTTATGTTCACGTGCAGTAAAGTATTCTGACTTAAGAAATGGCAACACCTTTCTGGTATACTTTTCACTGTATACCAGATTACTGAGAATAGTTACTTCTAGATTCATAGGTAGTGAAGATAGGATCCAAGAATGTATTTTGTACCTTTAGTAACTGGGCGACCCGCATGGCGATACATCCAGTTTGGAGGGAACACTAATATCCTAGCACACTTTGGAGTAATTGCATAATTAAGTTTTGGAAAGTCTGTAGTTCCACCTTCCTCAACATCATTCAAGTATAAAAAACATACCAAAAATCTACGAGCAGAATTATAATCTCCAACATCAACATGATCTGCAAATTCATCTGTAGAATTATGACGATATCTTTTAATTCTAAACTCCTCAAAAGCATATTTAGCAGGAAAATCTGGACCTATATCCAACTCATCAAGATATGTACTAACAGCTTCAACAAACATAGCTTGAACTTCTTTCTGAAAACCCATCCATGCAACATCCTTTGCTGCATACCGTTGAGAAATATTCATCTCTGTAAACGTAGGTCTTGTTAGTCTATCGATATATGAATGATGTTCTTCCTGTGATTCAAATAAGTCTACAATTCCATTACAGGTTTCTTTATCACAAATATTATCATAGACTTTTATATAATCTTTAAGTCTTTCACACGGTTTGATTACATCAGATAATGAAACCTCTAAAGGATTATTCACCATAACGAAACTCCTTCTGAGCAATCTCATCGAGTGCTTGCATCACTTCAGTAGTGAAATATGTTTCTGGATCCTTAAGTATTTGTTTAGCGTAAACTTTCTTACCATTCATCTCATATCTACCTGCTACATTCTTCCACAGTCCACCTTTCTCACCCAATTCTAGCAATCCATAGTACCTATCAAGACCTTTATCATAGTATAAACGTGTTTCAACTTGAGAATTCTCTTTCGTTAGTCTGGACTTTTGGGTTTTGCATTTGATAATATTTCCAACAACCTCAGTACCATCCTTTTCCTTCTTTTTTGATAGATATATAATTGTTGATGAAGCGTATTTGAGTCCACTTCCACCTCCCATTTCTTTCGTAGGAACATAAGAACCAATTACATCATATGTATGATTAGTAACGATCATTGGGACATTTACTTTACCTAACTTAAGAGTAAGAATACGGAACGCACCCTTAATAAGTTGTGCTTTAGTCATGTCACGAACATTCTTTTCTGCTGAAACGTCTGCAATCTCCTTCTCTGTAGAAAGCATACCCAAAGAATCTAAAACAAACATTAAGGGTTGACGATCTTCTTCTGGTTGATCTCCATAATTTTCTAAGATTTGACATGCTTGAGTTCGGAACTGTTCGATAGTTGCAACAGGAACAATCAACACACGATCAGATGGAATACCACGATCTTCAATCATCTGCTTAGATATAGCAGACTCAGATTCAAATAAAATTACTCCAGCATCGGGATTGTTTTCAAGGAAATGCTTAACCATCCCAAGGCAAAAGAAAGTCTTACCAGTAGAAGACTCTCCAGCGATAGCAGTGATTTTATTTGAGGGAACACCACCAAAAATGGAACCACTAACCAAAGCATTGAAAATATAACTACCAGTATCAATAAAATCAGCACGATCTTCTGCTAAGATACCCTCACTAGCAAGTGCTGCATAATCATTATTAATCTGTTTTGCTACATCTGTTAGAAAACTCACTCTTTAACCTCCAATTTTGTGATGTAATTAGAACGTTTCATGGCACGTTCAAACCATTTAGCTTCGTCTTTGTCGAAGAATTCCTTCTCCTCTGGCATTCTACCAGCACCGAAGGCTTTCTGATATTCAACAATGTATGTGGTCATCCGAATAAAAATTCAAGGTTAGCAACTTTTTCTGGCTTCCATCCTATCGTATCCATAATGACTTTAATTGGTTCAAGAAAACTCTTGCTGAATTGTAAGTCATAATCCACCTGTTTGTCAAGCCCAAACTCACGAGGAAAAGTGCCCAGAAAACTGATCACATTTTCCCCAATCTTGTTAGGTGTCTTTAAGTATACAAATTTAATCTTTTCGCCATCCTGTATTAAGGGATACTTATGTTTCAATTTGTTTTTCTTATTATGAAAATTGTAGAGTAATGCTCCTCTAACGTGGATAGGTGTTCCCTTTGCGTAAAGGGTAGCAGGATGTGCCCATTTATTTAGATTATTACAACCTCTTGGAAATGATATATCTTCAACAGGTAATGATGTAAATTGTTCTCTGAAATCAGCAATAAATTTCTGTGCTGCATCTTCATCTTTGTTCATAATCACAGTCATACAATCTCTAATTGCTGTACGACAAGCAGCAGGAGTAGAGGATTTAACTGCCTCCAAACCCATGATCTTTAGTTTAGGTTTCTCATATCGAACACCTTCACTATCCCACACATTAAGAATGTAACGTTTCTTAGCAGTCCATATACCTTTGTTAGCAATGTTCTCTCTCTTCATGAACATCTTCTGCTCATAAGCACCTACGTACTCGGCCAATTCTTCATAAGAACTCGTAATATACTTCTCAAGTTCCAACTCACAGATCTTATTAAGGAACGAAACAATGCTCTTATCATTTTTCTCTCTGCCCTTGTATACAGTCTCGACCAAAGGACCAAGGTTGAGGTATATACTATCAGTATCACTAGCAATAACATAATCTTCCTCCTCTGTTTTAAGTATCTTGTTTAGATACTTATTCATTTTGTTTTCAATCCAACGGATGCTAACCTGTCCTGAGAGGGTAATCGCTTCAGCATTCGCAAGATTGTAATACCTGAAGTATTGGTTACCGATTGCACCATAGGCAGAGTTAAGTTGGATCTTCCTCGCCATCTGGATGTTATTGAATTTACTAATATCTTTTTGTAGTTTGGTACTTGGCGAAACTTCATTATCCCGCTTCGCTTGCAGCATTTTCTTCTTATAAATCGTACGCTCATCATAAATCTTCTGCATAATTTCTGGTAAGAATCCATACACATCCTTACGATACTGAGCACCGTTAGCACATGTAGCAAACTCAGGATCGATATCAATCTCTTGTTTTAGAATCCGTTCAACGCTCGCACTGGGATGTCTAGTCTCCCTGAGTGTTTCGGGGGAGATATTGTACTGCATAATAAGGTGAGGATACAAGCTATTAAGGTCAAAAGAGACAACCCAATCATAGCATCCTGGTTTCGGTTCTTTAACATATGCTCCTGCGTATTTTTCATCTTTTTTAGATCCCTTTCTGGGTGGGACAACAATGTTTTTGTCACGTAGGTAATTATAAATGATGGTATCCCACATGCGAACCTGTGAGTACACATCCTCAAAGTTTACCTTCGCATCATAAGACATAGTAATTGCTAGTTCTAGCAACTTCATCTTATCTTCAAGACGGTCAATTAGTTCAACGTCTTGGATGTTATATTCCATGAACTTCTGCCAATCAGAGGTATAGAAGTCCTTGAAGTTTTCATATTCAGAGTGATCAACTTTTCGCTGACCAAGTTCGACGAAAGCGATGTGGTCAAGTCGGTAAGACTCTTGATTTGTATACGTAAATTTACGATATAGATCAAGGTAATCAAGAATATTGACACCAGAAATATCGTAAGCATAGTTTTTACGTCCTTGAACATAGACTTCCCTCTCATTTGCACGGTTCCATGGTGACAGACTCTTCATCCATTTCTCACCTAACACACGATTGACACGACGGGCAATGTATGGTACGTCATATAGATTCACGTTCCAACCAGTCAAGATATCAGGTGTATTCTCAACCCACCAACCAAGAAAATGTCTAAGCATCTCTTGCTCATTCCAAAAAATGTGAGACTCTACACCTTCTGGTGCTTCAAATTCACGAGTTGCCCAACAATAATACTGCTTTGTCACCATATCTTTAATGGTGATTGACAACATTTCTTCTGCTGCCTCTTCTACATTAGGGAATCCATTCTCGCATTGAACCTCAATGTCCATTGCATAGATCTTCATCTGATTGATACTATAATCAATCTCATCAGGAAACTCTTGGGTAATAAACTGATATACAAATCGCTCATACCCATGAACTTTAAACCCTTCAACATTTTGATACTGTTGAATGAACTCCCTTGCTTCTCGTGAAGATTCAAATTTAACTGGGCGAACATTCTCACCCTCTAGAGTTTTATACTTCTCCTCCTTGTTTGAAGTTACAAATAAGGTAGGACTAAAATGGGCACGAGATTGGACTCTTTGCCCATCCTCGTACCCACGATAGAGAATTGTATTACCTGCAAGTTGAACGTTGGTGTAGAACCTACTCATTCTGTGCGTTGTACTCCTTGGTAATTTCTTCTGATGCATCCACTATAGTCAAAACTGACTCAGATGTCAAGAACAAATCACGTTGTGAAGCAAATGCAGGGAAGGGTATGAGTTTTCCTTCAGGAGTAATACTACAACAATTTTCAATAAGAACCGAAGGTTCCTCATCCAACTCTGTGACAACTCCCATTAAGTACTCACTCCGCTGTTTCAACAGGATCACTTTGACCTGTTGTTGCAGGAGTTCCGATGATTCCATCGGTTCCAGAGGTTCCTCCTGTGGCGGTACTAGTGCCTGTGACAGACTCGATTCCATTTGTTGCTCCAACTAATTGATTGTATTTTTCGACTACATCATCATGTGTTTCATATGCACTAATGATTTCATCATAACGAACAATGATCTTTTGTTCTTTTGCAAGAGGTACATAAGGTTCCATAGTAATTTCAGGATTACTAAGTTTATGGATGTCACCTTCATCAGTCTCAGCTTCAATTCCTTGAGAAATCCAAACAGTATATGGTTTGTTTAACTGATAACCAAGAACCTTTTTGTCTCCTTCTTGACTAATTTCACGGATGTCACAGATGACATCTTCACCGTTTCTTGTTCTTACGACCCTTACGCTCATAGTTCCTCCGTTCGATTTCGTGTACTGCCTCCTTGATAATATCCTTAAGGATTCTATCTTGGGGTATATTTTTCTGTTCTGCGATGGGTCTAACATGCCGCAGAAGTTCCTCACTATAAGATGAAGGAACCTCAATTGTCAAGAGGTCTGACTCACCATCGTAGCTATTTGGTTTTAGATTTACATAAACATTCATAGTAACCTCAAACAAAAAAGAGACCCATCGGGTCTCTTCTGTTGTACATTATATAGCAATCTTCTCTACAGCATCTCTTGCCTTCTGTAGTATGTCACCTCTCAATGGTACATAACCTAGCACAGATGCCTTCTCTTGATACTCTGTAGAGAGTAACGTTCTAAAGGTATCCTTCACTGCTTCAGTCTTGTTACCATTACCAGTTTCATAAGCAAGTACCCATGTAAGCGTAGCAATAGGGTATGCCCCTTCTGCTGCAGGGTTAGGGTCTGTCCCTGCGAGGTTTTCATCAAGTGATATCCCATTGAGAGCCAAAGCACCTGACTCAATTGATGGTTTAATAAACTCACCATTCTTATTCTCAAGGGCAGCACTAACAACTTCACCCTTAATGTAGGACTGATTAACATAACCAATAGAACCAATTTGATTTCTAATGTTGCCAGCAACACCAGCATTACCTTTGTTACCTATACCAACAGGCCAAGCAACTGATTTAGCAACTCCAAGTTTCCACTTCTTACTAAACTCATTCATCGATCTAGTAAATGCAGCAGTAGTACCAGACCCATCAGAACGGTACACCCATGTCATCGCATGGTCATCACAACCTACCTGTGACCAATTGTTGATCTCACCAATAGCAACTTGTACTGCTTGCTCTTGTGTGACCAGGCATATTATAACCAAAGGCAATCGTACCTCCAGTCATAGGAATCTGAACTAGTCCTCGTTTTGATTTAGCAATGTCTGCATCCTTCATAGGATCATCGGATGCTCCGAAGTCCACTGTTTCATCTAGGAATGCCTTTCTACCTGAACCACTACCAACTGCTTGGTAGTTAACTCTGTTACCTCCTGACTTTGCGTAGTCAGAGAACCATCTTTGGTATACCTTAGATGGAAAAGAAGCACCTGCACCACTAAGTCTAGTCCGTGCCTCGGCACAACCAGGTATTAGAGAAGCAAGTGCCGCTAATGCGATAAGCCTTTTCATTAGGATCCGCTTAAGGGCTCTTGTATATAGAGCAGTTTAATCCGATCTTATTCTGCTGTCAAGTAATCCTTACGTGTATGATGTTCGGGTATTACTTTTCCCAATTCCACGGACAAGAGTCCGTCGGCAAATACGACCTGTCGAACTTCGCAATCCTCGCTGAGTGTCCAAGAGCGTTTGAATGAACGTTGTGCCAAGCCCCTGTGTTGATATGTTGCATCTGTTTCCTTATCTTCTTTGATGCCTTCAACATGTAATTTTCCAAACTCTGTGAAGACTTTGACCTCTTCTTTCTTGAAGCCTGCCAATGCGACTTCCAATCTTGATTCATGATTACTCAAATACACCAAATTGTATGGTGGATAATTAGTTTGGGATTCCGTCTCCCAGAACCTATTTAGATAATCATCTATTCCAATGCCGTTACGAGTAATCTTCTCCATGAGTTCAGGAAGATTTGCAGCATGGTATCTTGCTAGTGTGTTCATAGTTCTCCTTAAATAAGCGAGTGTAAATTGTGTCCCTTACGGCGACACTACTATTTAATCACACATTATAAAAACCTTAAATGGTACACGCCGTACAACTTTCATACGGTTATAAACACCTATATAGTTCCAGGTAACAATGTCAAATGGCATGAAAAAATTTATTCCTTTTATTATGCTTGCAACCTTCGGTGCTTTGGTAAACCCAGTGAGGGCAGACATTACATCTAGATTTGCATCTAGTGTCCAACTTAGTGTTGGTGGTGCTCATACTTCTACTAACAGAATCGGATCATCATTCGCAGTTGCTGGTAGTGGTGTGGATACATCTATTACACCTACTGGCGGTAGTGCTGTTAGTGATCAGGTATCATCTGGTGTTATAACTTCAGGTGTTTATACGCCTGGTGTAGTTGTAGCAGAACAGAAAACAGCAGGATCAGCTTTCAGCTTTAGCCAGTCATACACTCAGGGCGATGCTATTGCTACTAGTGCTCCGACTGTTGGTGCTGTTAACAACTTTGGTGATATGTCTTCCACTGCTGGTGGAACCGTTGGATCCTTAGGTGGTACAGTAAGTAGTGCTCACGCATTTAGTGGCGTAGCAGCAGGTGGAGCTAATACTTCAGCTACTTCTCAATTCGTAACTGAACTTACCATACGATAGGTGATTAAGGATGAAGAAGTTTATCCTACTATTTGTATTATTAATTCCGTCTAGAACCCTTGCGGTACCAGTGGTCCCAAACTTCCAACAAGGTTCGATGACGAGCCATACCGAGACTGAATCTACAGTCACGGAAACCATAAACTCAGTAGATTATAGAACAGGATGGGAATACAGCGTGACTGGGGTAGGCATATCCAACGATGGAGGAGCACTCAACCCCAATGTGAATACATCAACAGTGACAATAGATCCTTCAGTAGGAGCAGGAGAAGGAGCTATAACGGGAAGCGTAACATCTTCCTTCGATGCATTAGATCTCTCCAATCAAAGTACTTACACAATGACAACTCCAGGTGCGGCGTTTCAATTCACCCAGAGTTATCAAGGACCAGGGCTAACCAACCAAACTCTCATACAGAGAGTAACAACAATCGAATCCGTCACAGACACAACAAGCGTGTTTACGCAGTAATAGCAGCAGTTCTCGGTTTTAATTCTTTACCTATAGGAGCACTAGCTCAAGGTGTAGGTGGTGTATCTGCTACTGCTAATCCTATCGCTAATAGTTCTGGCTCAGTAACTAACCAGGCAATACAAGTTTTACAAGGTCCATACGTAACTAACACCTACGGTGGTGGTGTGTCGTGTCAAGGTACGACTCTAAACATGACACCATATATTCAATTTGCAGATTCAAGGAAAGATCCTTGGGAAGATTTTTATAACGAACCACAATATAATACTACTGACGTAAGTGGTAAGATGACTCCTACTTATGTTAATGTCAAGAACTATCCTTGGGAAGATTGGTATGATGATAGAACCTATACTAATGATGCTGGTGAGACAGTAAGATGGTTCCCAGATGGATCAGACATTACTATCATTCAAGATGTAGATGGTGCTAATGGTGTACCAGATCTAATTGATGGTGGTGGAGATATGACACCTAGTTGGTATAAACCAGTAAGGACTGATATGAAGGCAAACCAGAGTTTCAACCTAGGTCTCTCTGCTACGCTTTCAATACCACTCAACAGAGGTATGCAAAAGAGATGTAGATTAGCAGCAGAAGCACAAACAGCAGCTGTACAACAATCCACTGCTAATAAACGGTTAGATTTTGAGATCGCAAGATTGAAAAATTGTGGTGAGCTCCTGAAACAGGGCATCATGTTCCATCCCAATTCACCCTATGCATCTATATGTGCTGACGTAGTTGTAACTGCACCAGGTGGACAGATCATTCCACACGAACACCAGATACCACAACCTAATTGGACTAACCCTTCTTCTTCTTCAACGGAGGTAGACCCTTCTTCTCTCGATACTTCTCAGTCATCCTCTCAGTCAAGTTTGGACGGCGTTCCTCTTTCTTCCCTAACAACTTCTGAATCTTCCCAATTACCTTCTTCACAACAGGTTTCACAGCTTTCAGAATCAGATCTGCTAGGGGTTTGGCAAATAGGGCAGACGCAGTTGCCACAGTCGCAATCGTTGCCGTAGTTGTTACAACACCTGCTGATGGAAGGAATTGTTCCACTGCTGGTACTGGTTCCCAGATAGTCTCACAGATTTTACCATCAGGTGTTAGTTTATATTCTTTAACTTGCTCATCACCCTTTTGATTCCTATCACCTATGCGTCTAGCATTGAGTGGAGGACACTCTACCTCGTCTGAACCTGTACTTGGTATCTCAGGTGTTCCTGGTGTCTCAAAATCTGTATCTACATCAGTATCAGTATCTACACCCTCATCGACATCATCAGGTTCTGTATTAATTGTCTGCCAAAATAATTCTCTATAGTCATAGTCAGGTGGTTGGTAGTAAGGCATACCAGCATCACATAACGTGGTCTGTCCTTTAGGATCATCATTAACTAGATTCTTATTAGCAGATGGATCCTTCTTTGCATTCTCTTTGTGTACTGTTACACAACCAGGCATATTAACAATAGGTGTACCAGCATTAACAGTGACTGGAACAGCTATTGGAACTGCCTGTGGTGGATTCATCAACCAACTACGTGTCTCATTTACATTAACATTCCTTATGTCTGCAACATAAGTGTTACGAACACCTATAACTTGATTTTGTATTAGTGGAATTCCTGTACCATTGATTGTTATGTCAGGTATATTAAGTCCACGGAGAGTAATATTAGGTACATTATGAATAGGATCCATAGGTAAGTATCCATTTTATTTTGGAGGTAACTCCTTCTTGTAATCTTTAGGATTTTGTAATCCTTTAACAGGTCCACTAGTTTTTGGCCAAGCATTAACTAGTTGTAGATATACTTCTTCTCGTACTACCTGTCGGATCCTCTCTATCTGAGCATCCTCTCGTTTTTGAGGACCACCAGTTTGTTGGTCGACGACATGATTGCCACCGACAAACGCACCAGTTCCTAGTACGGCAACTGCCGTACCAGTAGAAGCAATCTTCTGTACGTCCATTTAGAATCCGCCAGGAACAGGAAGACCTAGACTAGCACCCTTAGGAAGAGAAGCACCAGCACCAGGTAGTCCTACATCTCCTGTAAGAGCACCACCAGCTAGTCCAGCACCTAATCCTCCAAGTGCTTTTTCTTTTATGTTTTCTATGATTGCATCCTTGCGTACATAAACGTAGCCAGCAGTGCCAACAACGGCAAGAGATACAACAGTAGACGCAATAGCGAGTACATTAATTATTTTTTGCATGGTTATAGTTTGTAAGGTTTGTCATCAGTAGTAATCTTAAGAGGTGCTTGCTCAATACGAATAGTTTGAACAGGACCAGCAGGTGCTTTTGCTAAGATAGCTTCAATATCTTGAGCAGTAACAGGAGGGGGACCACCGTTACCATTAACAGAATTACCGTTTTTATCCATCTTCATAGTACCGTCTCCTTTCTTAGAAGCAGTCTGAATTCCAAAGCTAGCTAAAACCCCAGTAAAAACCGAAGCTATAAAAGTTGGATCGATTTTCTGCTGTGGTACACCTGGGATGGCGACGTAGTTCAAAGTCAAAATTCCGCCCGACCAGGCAAGAACGGTAATGCGAACAAATGTACTAATGATAGCAGCTTGCTCATCAGGGTCTGGAAGAAGTGCATCTTTAGCTTTACCAAAGATTCCTTTTTTCTTTTCTTCCTTAACCTCAACCTCTTCTTTTATTTCATCTGTCATATATTATCAGGGCGTGGCAGCTCTATTTAGGATTCTGGAACTTGCCGTTTTTTTCCGATGTTATATTTGGACTCAAGAGTCCACTCACCCTTCTCTTTATATGCAATAACTTTAATTTGACTTAGGGGTGCAACGTTTGTAATAGACTCTTCCTTTACAATCTCTACTAAACCCCAATCAGATAGAAGTTTAATTATACGGTTTCGACGTTGAACATCATTCTCAGATAGGTTTGCTTTCTTACCATCAAGGGCAAAGAGTTCCTTGAAATGTACTATGTAATACTGTCCTTTCTTATGAAGGATGTGGCATGATTGAAATAATTTCTTTTCTTTTCTGGATGCAACTCCAATACGTGTAAGAGTCTCACGAACTTTAAGGAAATCATCTGGTTCCTTTAAGTTCACCTCCACCATATCATTCTTTGTCCATTGAACTTCTTTAGGTTCGCTCATAGTTTCTTACCTCCTTTATTCAGTTTTTCTTTAATGTAATCTAATTGTTTTGGAGTTAAGATCCTTAAGGCTTGAATTGCTTTATCACTACTATAACCATAGTATTTTTTCACAAGGTCAAGATCTTTCACTGCTTGTTTTTTACCCCAAGGGGAAAAGCGTTTTCTGCTTCTGACGATATTTATAAAGAAATCGTACTGAAGTTTCTTATCTAAGTTAGGATATTGATTCATCTCATTTGCATACATTACAGTATCGATGTGATGAGACATACACTTATTGATTACAAAAGGAGAATAATTCTTTTCCCAAGCAGGATCTTCATCCTCCATGAGATTCTTCTTTGTCAAATTGATGGTGTTTAGATAATCCTTAAGTGGATACCTTTCATCGTAACTCATGATACTCTTTCTTTAGAATGTTTGCTTTTGTAAGTTGATCTATACCTGCATATAGATCTACGTTTTTATCAAAGAATGCATCTTTACACCACCCATTTGATCTCACATAATGTAAAAAGAATTGAGTGTATGCTTCTCCTGTATATGGTTTATCTCTCCAGTGATCAGCAATGACCCCAAGGTACATTATAGCATCACCTGGTTCTAGTATAACACAATGTTCCTCATAGTAGGGAGTTTCAATACAAAATTTCCACTCTCTATCTCCATCCAAATGAAGAGTTAAAGATATTTCACATGCTGCCCTGTCTGAATGACGTTCTAACTCAGAACCCTTTTGATATATTCTACCAAAAACATAAGATGGTAGTACAGTTTCACCACACAACTCAGATATTCTAGGACAAAGATTGCATAGAAGTGCTAATTGATCTCCACTATTACTCCAAGAAGGTGCATTAGCAATGTGTATATCGTCACCAAACCCAATTTGTTTTTGCAGATCTTTATATCGACAAGCAAGTTCCTTTGCCTCATCAACAGGAATAAAATTTCTTAAAAGAATATAATTATTTTTTAAAAGATCTTGATTCATAATTGAGGAGTAGAAGTTCTTTACGAGATTGTTGTTCCTTCATATATTCTCCAACAGATCGCATAGTGTATGTGTGATCATACTCATAAGGTGCCCATTCTTTAAAACGATCTCTTATTAACTGAGAAGAATTGTATGATATCATCTGATGATTAGTATGCATATCACACTCTTCAGCAAAAGCATCATGATCAAATCCTTTATGCATACCACCCTTCTTACCATACAAAGATGATTTTATCTCATAAGGAGGATCAAGATAAGTAAATACATTCTTCTCATCACAAGACATTCTTTCGTAAGTTAGATTAGTTATAACCCAGTTCTGTATTATCTCAGAATACTCTGGTAACTTCTCTATGCCTCGTAAACTGAAGTTGGAGTCTGATGCTTGGGACGAAAAGGATGAGGACTCAGTGAGACCAGAAAAAGAGCACTTGTTAACAACATAAAAACTAACGGCAC